TTCAAAAATTTATAAATATAATTATGAAAACAAAATATAGTTTAATGATTGGTAGATACCAAGTATTTCATGGTGGTCATAAATATCTCGTTGATACACTATTAGAAGAAAAAAAACTTCCTGTTTTAATTGCTATTCGTGATGTTGATCAAGATGAAAAAAATCCTTTTACTGCTGAACAAGTAAAAAGTATGATTGAAAAAGAATTACAAGAATACATTAATGAAGGTAAAGTTAAAGTTATGATTATTCCAGATATAGAGGGTGTATATTATGGTAGAGATGTTGGATACAAAGTAGAACAGATTCAAGCTCCTGCTGATATCCAAGCTATTTCAGCCACTAAAATAAGGAAGGAGATGGGATTATGATAGCTCCAGATAAACAGAGACACATCCTAAAAACAATAACCTGGAGACTTCTAGGTACTATGGATACCATACTTTTAAGTTGGTTACTTACCGGGGATCTTAAAATTGGTATGACTATAGGAGGTGCAGAGTTATTTACAAAAATGATTCTTTACTATTTCCATGAAAGATTTTGGTATAAGTACATCCAACTAGGAAGAAAATAACTTGCTTTATTAAACCAACTGTATTATATTATTACTGTACAAGTACAGAAGGATTTGTTGGTTTTCATCCTTCAAGTGAACCCCAGTGTAAAAAGCTGGGGTTTATTTTATAATAATTTGATTATAAAGTATTTTTACTAAATTTGATTAAACAATTACTACATGTACTCACAAGAATTAAAAGATAGGGTAGCAAAAAGTAGAAGCTGGAAGCTATCTAATGCTGAGTGTGCACGAAGGATTGGTATTACTTTGGATGAATATTTAAAGATAAAAAAACAATTAGGTTTTAAATCTAAAAAATTAAAATACACTCCTGATAATACTGAAAAATTAAATTCTGAATCATATGATTTAGATAAAGGTACCGGAAAAATAGAGAAATTAGTATCTGTTAATCCTAAAACAGCAGAGGAAATTATAGAGATACTAGGAATAGATACAAACCAATGGAAACTATCTCAATACTGGAATAAAGAAAAAAATGATAAGTGGTTAATATCTGCATTAGTTACAAGGATAGCACCAAAAGAAGAGGATTATATTAAAGATGTTATTAAGAACTTTAAACCTAACTATAAACCAATTAATGTAAAATATGAGAGTAATAATACTCCGGTATGTGGCGTGTTATCATTACAAGATATACACTTTGGTAAGTTAGGTAATGAAGATGTAGATAATGATTACTTTAAAGCTCTAATACATCTTTGTTCTCAAACAAACTGTATATATAAATTAGATAAACTTATATATGTACTAGGTGGTGATATATTAAACATGGATACATTCTCTGGCACCACAACTTCCGGAACTGTTATAGAGAATGGAATGACTGCTGCAGATACATACAAACAAGCTTTTGATGCCCTATACCGGGGCATTCGTTTTTTAAAAACTATCTGTAAAGAACTACATATAGTTTATATTCCAGGCAACCATGATAGAATAAGTAGTTATCACTTAGCACATGCTTTATCTAAAGCAATTCAGGAGGAGAATATTATATGGGATGTAGAATACTCTGAAAGAAAAGTGGTGATGTATGGTAAAAATTTATTTGCATTTGAACACGGTGATGTAAGTACAAAGAATTCACCAGTAGTATATGCTACAGAGTTTCCAGAAGAATGGGGTTTTACATCTTACAGAACTTTATATACCGGTCACTATCATAAAAAGAAAACTACTGAGTATATCACTGATAATGAGGTACATGGCTTTACTACAAAGATTCTTCCAAGTTTATCTAAAATAGATTACTATCATTATCATAATAAGTTTACAGGTAACAAAAGATCAGCAATCATTGATATTCATAATTTTGTAGATGGTAAGATTGCAGAGTTTGTTTATAACTGTAACTAATCTGGTTATTTTTTTGTATCTTATTAATGTAGTCAAGCTATGAAAGGATATAAGGCTCCTGACTTGAATGCTTCTAGACTAAGAAAACCTGTTAAAAGAATTTTATCAAAGGAATTCTTTAAGGATTTTAGAGAGAAGCATCCAGAATTGTCATCATTAGATGATAGCACTATTAAAAAGATAGTCTATACATTTAATGAGAATATATGGAAACAGGTAATTGAGAATAGGGATGGTGTAGAGCTACCAGAGAATCTAGGTTACGTGTTCATAGGAACATGTGACTTTAACAAGGATACTAATGTAAACTATGGCTTATCTGTAAAGCATAGCCAGGAGATTAAAAATAGAAACCTTGAATCTGATTCTAAGTTAGCAAAAATCTTCTATACAAATTACCAGACAAAATATAAGTTTGCCAATAGAGAACTCTGGGGTTTTCAGGCAATAAGACAATTCAAGAGATCAGTGGCTGCTGAATATCCAAAGGTTTGGCAGAAGTATATTGCAGTTGACTCTTATAAGAAAGTTTCTGAAATGTTTGGAAAAGAGATGCGGAAACTATCAGCTAAGAAGATGCAAAAGAATATACTTGAACTATATGATGAATTTGAATTTAATTAAAAATGGTAACAATTGGAACAACTATCTCACGTATAAAAAATCAGTTAAAGGCAGTAAGACAAGATGCCTTTTTAACTGACAGATACGTATATAGTGTATTAATCAAGTACTCTCAGCTATTAATGAGGAGACAAGATTCTCAGAATAAGTTGATGAAGTTTAGTTCTATATGGCAGACAATGGACTGTCTAGAACTTATTGAAGTGGATAAGATAGAAGCATGCTGCGCTGGTATAAAGTCAGGATGTACTATTAGAAGAACAAAAGAGAAGCTTCCCACTTTTATGGAAGGTTACTGGGGACCTCTTATCAGAACTGTATCATCTATTGATGGTTCTGAAGAGTTGTACATTACAACTCCCGGTCAGTACACTAGCATGACTAAAACTAAAGGCTTTAAGTATAACAAGTTTAAATACTTTTGGTATTTAAATGGATATCTATACATGCCTAATTTAGAATGGGATGCTATAAAGATTGAAGGTATCTTTACTGAGAAAGTTGCAGATGGTGAAGTTAATGAATGTATAAGAAGGCAGGATAACCTTATTGGTGTTCCTGAATTTTTATTAGCTGAAGCCGAAGCCATGGTTATTAAAGATCTAGGAGCTAGGTTGTCAATTCCTACAGATCTAAGTGATGACAACATTAATCCAAATAGATAATGCTTACAGAATTAAAATATAGGACCTTTAATGAATTATTGGAGGATGTCTCTGTAGATTTCTCTATGTATGCATTAGAGAACATGATAGAGCCTCAGCAATTAATCAAAGTTGTACAGAGAGTAAACTATGATTTAGGCTTGAGAATATTTATGACCAAGCAAGTAGTGCTAGATATTAGCCATAGAAAAGTTAGACTTCCTGATGATTTCTATGTATTAAACTATGCATTGCTTTGTGGTGAGTATAGCATTACTCAACCGGCTATATCTGGAACTCATAGAGAAGATCAAGTTGTTATTCCATCACAAGAGTGTAATGACCCTTGTAGCTGTGGTAATAATAACTGTGGTACTTCTACAACTACAGTTATTCCAGGAACATGTCCTAGCTGCGTAACTAATGTTGTACCCACTCCAACTATTCCTTCAACTTGTAATACATGTCTTACACAATGTGGTACTACGTATCAGATTATCCAGAAGACTATGTATGAAACAAGGAACTATGAAGTAAGGGCCCCAATTAAATTAAATTCAAATTCTAAAACTATATCCTGTGACTGTCCTAATACAAGATGGGAGTCACCTTTTCTTGCAACTTTAAAGAATGGATTCTTAATGATGAATCTAGATTCTGGAAAAGTGTATGTAAACTATCAAGGAGCTTTAGAAGATGAAGAAGGTAATTTATTAGTGTTGGATAATCCTACAGTGAATGAATACTATGAGTATGCTTTAAAGCAGCGTATTCTTGAAAATTTATACATGAATGGAGAAGATGTAGTTCAAAAATTAAATCTTATTGAGCAGAGATATAGAGCTGCTAGAAACAATGCTTTATCTCTTGTAAACACTCCTGACTTCTTAGAGATGCAGAAGATGCATGCTATGAACCGTAAAGCTATGTACGGGCTTTATTATGATATGTTTCGCAGTTACAATTATAATAGCTGGAGATAATGGATAATAAGACAAGTTTAATTCACACCGAGATATTTAACAAAGGACTTCTAAAGGATGTCAATGATACCTATGTGCCAGAAGGAAACTGGACACATGCTAGAAATGCTGTTAATAATTCTCCTGCCGGTGATATAGGTGTGTTAGGTAATGAACCATCAACTTTATTTTGTTCTGCAGCTCCCTATGATATTATAGGAACTGTTTATTTATCTAATGGTAAATGGGCCATTTATTCTACAGATGATATAAATTCTGAGATAGGTTTATTTGATGAAGAAACTTGCCAGTATTATACAATCTATAATGAAGTAGGCCGCACTTGTCTTAAGTTTTTAAAATCATACCCGGTTATAGGGGTAGCAAAATATAACTCTGACTGTACTTGGCAGTTGTACTGGGATGATGGAAACAATCCTTCCAGAACAATGAATATTGGTAAGGAAGAAAACTGGCCATATCCTGTTGGAGAATGGGAGGGTGTTCCTTATGAATATATAGAGTATTATATTGATGGTTGTAAAACCAGAAAAAATCTTAGCACTATTGATTGTGATAAATTAAGACTTGCACAGCTAATACAAACACCTTGTATAAAATTACAGAAGGGTGTGGGTCTTGGTACTCTTTACAACGGATCATATCAAGCAGTTATTGCATACTCTGTAAATGGAATAAGGGTTACAGATTATATTGCAATATCTAACATACAACCTTTGTGGACACACGAGAATGCTAATGGCACTCTTGATGTTATACTTGAGAATCTAGATGCTGATTATGATGAATTTGAATTAGTTATAATTGCTTATGTTAATCAGCAAGCAGTAGCTAGAAAAATTGGAAACTATTCTACATCTACAACAAGCATAGGAATAGATGCTATTCTTAATAGTTTACCATCTGTTCCATTAGAACAAATACCTTTACGTACTCCTGCATATGAGAAATCAGGTGGTATGTATAATGTTAATGAGTATTTAATTAGAGTAAAACCAAGTACTTATGAAGACTTTAACTACCAACCGTTAGCTAATAAAATAAAAGCTAACTGGATTGGTGTAGAGTATCCAGCAGAATATTACTATAAGGGTGGTAATAAACCATCATTTTTAAGAGATGAGGTTTATACATTCTTTATTAGATGGGTGTATAACACTGGTGTAAAATCTGCTAGTTATCATATACCCGGTAGACAAGCTTTACCTTCAGAACTTTTAAATGACTCAGGACCTGATCATTTAGCACAACTTGGTCCAGAACAAGTGTGGCAAACAACTAATACTGCTACTATTGTTCCTGCTGGTGGTATTACAGATGACGGAGGTGTGATTGTTGCAAGAGGTAACATGGCCTATTGGCAGTCTACAGAAAAGTATCCTGATAATAAACCAGATCAATGGGCAGATCTTTGTGGTAAGAACATTAGACATCATAAGATGCCTGATGATATTATTATTCCAAACTATAATCCTACAAATAATAAGATTATAATCTTAGGCGTAGAGTTTTCAGATATAGAGTTTCCTGTTGATAGTAATGGAAATTACATCACTAATATAATTGGGTATGAAATATTAAGAGGATCAAGAGAAGGTAACAGAACAATTGTTGCCAAAGGTCTTCTTAATAATATGCGGGAATATGATATTCCTGATGACATCTCAAGTGCTACAGGATTGTATGTAAACTATCCTTACAACTTTTTAGATCATGATCCATTCTTGGGAAGAGATAAAGCATCACTACCAAAGATTAGACAGACTAAAGGAGGAGCATACAGAGATAAAGATAAGTATGATTCTACCGGCTTAAGTGCTGTAGATGTACAATTGTTTGATGGAGTAAGAAGGGATACATTTTCTTTTCACTCACCTGAAACAACTTTCCGCAATCCTTTCTTAGCTGCTCCAGAATTAAAAATTTATGGAGAAATTAATGGTGCTGTTGTTGGAAACTTTAGACCTGTAGATAATCATCCTAAAGATAGATTTATTACAGATACCGCAATGATTCTTGCAAACATGAGTGGTATTGCAATTGGATTTGCTGGTTCTGCATCTACAATTCTTGGTGGTAATGCTGCTGAAGTTGCAGCTAAAGTTCTTCCAACTCTTGGTTTATTTTCTAGTTTAGGTGGAGCTGTAGGTACAGGTAGTGGTGGTCCTTTTGTTGGAGCAATAACTGGAGCTCTTGCTGCTGCTGTAGGATATGTTACATTATTCTCTTATTATTACTTAGAAAGTACACAGCTAGTAATTAGTGCTCTTGAATCCACATTAAAAAGAAGACAGTTTGCTTATCAGTATATCTCTCATGGATTCTATAAGAACTTTATTCCATCTCCTGTAGGAGAGAGAAGAAGATATATAAATAATTCTATTTACTTAGATCCTACTATTCAAGATTTTACAATTGGTGGATCTGTATTTAGAATAAATAATTTATACCGGGCTAACACAGTTGTATTAAACACTTCTAATGCTATTAATGATCCATCTGTTGTAGACAATACTTTGTTTACTATAGGTCACATAGCTAGAGGTCAGAATGGTAGAACTCAAGATACAGATATTTGGAAAGAACCAACTACTACACAGAACTCTATTACTTCAGCGCACTATGCTGCATTAAAGTTAAATATAGATAACTTGTATGGTCAGTTAGATAATATTCAACAGATTCCTATTGGTTGTATTAATCTTATTTTTCCTCCAGTTAATCCTCTTATAAGATATACATCCACTACTACATTTGGTGGTGATGTATATGTAAACCGTTATACTGAGAAATCTACATTCTTCTACTTTACACAGTGGATGCGTAATCTACCGGATGATACAGAATGGGATTATAGATTGTACAACATGTTACCTTATCCAAGATATTGGATGGATACAACTAAGTATAAATCTTATGATCTTTTATCTGGAGTTTTTGGAGATGATCAAGCATTACCAAATGACTTTCATCATTTTGATAGAAAGTTTGCATCTGGAATATTAGGTATTAGAAGAGCGTACATGTATTTGTTTAACTCAGGGATAAGAGATTTCTATGTAGAGTCAGAAATAAACTTAGCATTTAGAGATCATGATGATAATCCTGGGACTAGACACTATGACTTTTATACCTACACTGCTTATGATGAGATGTTCCGGGAAGATTACATTAAGAATGTAAACTATTACAAGTATGACTACTCATTAAGTATTAGTAAGCATTTCACTAATTTTATTTCTTGGGGTAACTTACAACCTAGAATATATGATCCTAATAATCTACCATGTTTTACAACATATGATATAAGGGTTATATATTCTTTACAGCAACAGTTTGAATTAAGAAAAGATAACTGGAGACAGTTCTTAGCTAATAACTATTATGATTTTGAATCTGAGGTAGTTTGTATGCGTTCTGTTGGTAAGACAGGGGCTATTATAATGCTTAGTGGAAACTCTCCTATATTATTCCAGGGTGTTGAAACATTAGATCTTAATGGTGGTACCAAACTTTCAATTGGGGACGGTCAGTTATTTAATGCACAGCCTTTACAGAATCTTGTAAATAGTGATAGAGAATTTGAATATGGAAGTTGTCAGAATAGACTCTCTGTTTTAAATACTCCAGCTGGTTTGTATTATATGAGTCAGAACCAAGGTAAAGTATTTTCATTTGGTCAGGGTATACAGGATATATCTAGATCAGGTATGAAGTGGTGGTTCTCAGAATTTTTACCTTACAAATTACTTATAGATTTTCCAAACTTAGATCCTTTAATTTTAGATAACACTATTATAGGTATTGGTTGTCAGACAGTGTATGATAACATTAATGAAATCATATATTTCTGTAAGCGTGACTTTAGATTAAAACCAGAGTACCGTGGACAGTTTGAAGTGGGTGCTGTTCCTAATCAATTCCCATCTAAAACATTCCCTGGATTTTCTATTATACTTGGAGATCCTGTATATTTTGAAGATGCTTCTTGGACAGTAAGTTATGATCCTAAGTCTAAAGCATTTGTATCATTCCATGACTGGCATCCTAATTTAACTATGTCTAGTAAGAAATACTTTATGACAGTTAAAGGTAATGGTATATGGAAACATAACTTGCGCTGTGACAGTTTCTGTAATTATTATGGTGTAAACTATCCATTTGAAGTGGAGTATGTACAGAACCAAGGACAGACTGTAACAACAACCAGATCCATAGAGTATTTATTAGAGTGTTATAGATATGCAGATAACTGCACAGATTATCATCATATACTTGATGAGAACTTTGACCAGGCTGTTATTTATAATACAGAACAGATATCTGGGGACTTAGTGTTAAATCTATATCCTAAAAATAATCCTTATATATCTAACAACTATCCTATTATCAATGCTAATAACATAGATATTCTATTCTCTAAAGAAGAACAGAAATATAGGTTTAATCAATTCTGGGATATCACCGCAGACAGAGGTGAATTTAGTGGTGTAAGAACCATTATGTGGAACACTCAACCTAACGGTTATATTAGGAATATTAACCCAACTTATGTAAATTATAATAAGGGGGCTACTCAAAGAAAGAAATTTAGACATTACTTGAATAGAGTGATATTAAAGAAGATGGTTTCCGGTTCTTCTAAATTTCTCCTTAAATTAGCCAACAATAAATTATTAGCATCATTTAGATAATGGGTAAAAAGAAACCTATAGTATCCTCTCTTGGCCAGTGGGCATACCCTGGTGAGGTTACTATTATACCCTCTAATTCTATTACAATGAAAGGGGTGGGGTATCCAGTCCTTGGAGTAGATAACTTAGGTAATAGTCAGATGATGATGCCAGGAGCAGATTATACATTTCCTGGTAACTATGTAACTGAGTATCCACAAATGCAATTTGGTGGAATGTCTAAAAGAAAAATTGATAAAATTCTTAATCAGAATAAAGATTTAAACTTTGTTCAAAGAATGTATCAATCTAATACACCAAGTATAATAATACCTGGTCAGCCTCATCCTGCTACACACTTTATGGAAAGTGCTGATGGTCGTGTATATCCTACAGTTGTGCAGATGCCTGATGGTAGTTTACAATACTTAGGAGATAATGCTTATAATTATGCAAATCAAACTGGTGAGTATATTGAGTTTTCTAATGATAGACAAGCTAGAAGATTTGCTAAGAACTATAAAAAAGGAACTGGTGTATTAGAAGAGTTTGGTAAGGGTGGTCTTACACAATGGTTTGCTGAAGAGTGGACAGATGTAAAGACTGGTAAACCTTGTGGAAGATCAGGTAAAGAAAAAGGTTCAAGACCTTATCCTGCATGCAGACCTAAAAAGCGGGTAAATGAAACCACCCCTAAAACTACATCAGAGATGTCATCTGCAGAGAAAGCTAAATTCAAAAGAGAGAAGACATCTGGTAAAAGAATAGATTATAACCATAAGCGTAGACAACTTGGTGGTCAAGAAGATTCTACTATGGAAAATATTGCTGAGTTTTTTGATCCCACAGGATATACTTCTTGGGATGATGCAAACAGAGCATACAATGAATGGAAAAAATCTAATTCAGTTTTACCATCTATGAGTCAAGCATTAGATATGTTTGGTGCTGTTCCTGCTTTAGGTAAATTTGTTAAACTTAAATACTTAGATCCTAACTCAATAAAAACTGCTTACAAAGCAATTCCTTGGCAGAAAATATTAAATGCTTTTGATACAGCTGAAGATGAAGTATCTAAAACTAAAAAAAAATACGGAGGGTGGTTAGATCAATATCAAAGTGGTAGATTTAGTTATACACCTCCATCACGTAGAGCATTTACAACTTCTTACCAAGAACCTGTAAGGAGTACATCAGATAATACACGAGTAGTAACCCCTAACACAAATGTTTCTGATGCTACAAGAGCTATGATAGCTGATCAAAGAGCTAGAGAAGCTGCGGCAAAAAGATCTGGAGTTATATATGCAGGAACTCCTGAAAGTAATTATGAAAAAGCTAAAAAGGCAGCATCATTTGTAGAACAAGAAAAAGAGCGTACAGGTTCTGCTAGTCCTATGTCTTATGTATTAGATGTAGTTAATCCTGCAACGTATGCATTTGCTGCAACTGATTTAACTGGTAATCAACTTTCTGCTATAAAGAATTTAGCACAAGGAAACTTTCAAGAAGCCGGTTCTGATTTATTAGATGCTAGTATAAATGCATTAACTTTATATCCAGGAGTTTCAACTATGAAGGGGGCAATCAAACCTTTATCTAAATTTTTAAGAGCTACTCCTGCTCAGTATAGAGCTGTTCAACAATTTGCAAATAATCCATCTATAGTATTTAGTCAAGTTCCTGATATACAACCTTCAGCAAGTTTATCTAATTTAAATAAAACTGATATTCGTTATTTAAGTCGTGAGCTTTTAGGAGAAGCACTTAGTGGTAATAAAAATAGACAAGCAATTGCTGAAGGAAATGCATGGTTAAAAAATTGGATAGATGATCCTATAACTCAAGCTAAAATTGATACTGATTTAGGTTGGATTCCTGAAAGAAATAATATATTAAAAGATCAATTTAGTTTAGGTTATGAACAAGCTAAATCATTTACACCTCTTTCAAAAGAATATCCTTTTTCAGAACAGTTTAAAGATCTTTTTGTTCGTAACCAGCCCCATATACATTCTGGTAATAGTGGTGTAAGTTATTTACACCGTAGAGATCCATATTCTAGATCAATAGGAGAAATGTTTAGTAATCCTAAATTAAACAGTAGTTGGATTAGTAGAAATCTCAGTATGTCTAAACCAATGAGAAGATCTACTACTATTCATGAAGGAACTCATGATTGGACTTCTGATTTTTTATTAAGAGAGTCTGGTCAGCTTGATGATATAAAAAAGTTATATCCAGATAAAATTAAAGAGATTAATAAAAACTGGCAAAGTTTAAGAGATCAAGGTATAAATCCTTCTACAGTAATGGGTACAGAAAATGCTAATTTAGGTTATTTGGCAGATCCAACTGAAGTACATGCCAGAGTTATGGAATTAAGACAGCTTCTGGGAATGACACCAGAACAATCTGTAATGGTTACTCCTGAAAAAGCTGCAGATATAATAAGGATTATACAAAAACCAGAGAATGCAAAATTTATAGATCCTAAATTTCTTGATGTTATAGAAAGTGATCCTAAAAAATTAGCATCTTTGTTTAATAGACTTTGGGCAACTGCACCTATAGGAATTGGTGCAGCAGGTATTGCACAATTACCAGAGCAAAAAAATGGTGGTTGGCTAGAGGAGTATCAGATAGGTGGTGTAAGAGCTCCTATATATACATCTAATCTAAATGATCCTAGATTAAGAGCTTATAATGATAGTGCTTTTCTTTATGCACAAACAAAACCTGTAAGAGAATATCCTAATATTTTTGTTGGAAGTAATATAGTTCCCTATAAAAATAAAACAAAATATATTGATAATAGTGGAAATAGGCTTGTATCAAGATATCCAGAAATAAAACCAACACATTCTGTTTTAATTGATAACATACCAGTTAATCCTATTTATGCAAGACCTGTTCAACCTGTAATCTATAGAAAACCAGCAGTACCAAAAGTATATAAAAAATTAGAACCAATTTCTAAAGTAGTAAAAACTCCTACTTCTGTTGTTACTTCTACTCCTATTGTTGAAACTATTTTACCAGCTCCAGTAGTAGAACCAACTAAACCTTCTTTAGTAGCAACTAATATAGATATGGATATGTATCCAACTGGTGTAGGAATGGCTTCAGATTATAGATATGGAGTTGTTTTAGAAGATGGAACTCGTAAGCTATTTAATACTAAAAAAGAGTATGATGAATGGAAAGCTTTAAATAATTTAGATGTAACTAAAGCAAAAATAACTCAAGGAAAAGGATATACTACAGAGTACTATCCTGAAAATAAAAAATATGGTGGATGGTTAGATCAATATAAATAATAAAGATGAAAGATAAATTTTTAAAAATGGCTGGTGTAAAGAATGAACAGGAATTCTATAAGATGTTTCCTACAGAAGAAGCATTCTTTCAAGCCTATCCTCAAGCTAGAGAAATGAAGAAAGGTGGTAATGTACCCACTAATCCTTCACTATATTCCCGTGTTAAATCTGAAGCTAAATCTAAATTTGATAGGTGGCCTTCAGCTTATGGTTCTGCATGGCTTGTAAAAGAATACAAGCGCAGAGGTGGAGGATATAGAAAAGCTCAGAATGGAATGCAAATGGAGCAAATGTTTGCTTATCCGCAATATGATACTCAGGCTATGGGAAATATGCAAGCATTTTATCAAGATGCTGTAGACAATGCTAAAGAGAATGCATTTGGAAATGCTACAAGATCTTTCACTGATGCTATGAAAGTTAGCCAAGCTATGCAACCACAAGATAAAGGTGCTAGTGGTGAAAGTTCTGGAATGGATCCTCAAGCTATTGCAGGTATTGCTAAATTACTTTCTGGATTTAAAGATGGTGGTAAGATGCCCCAATGGTTAGCTGAAGCTAGATTTAAAGCTGCTGGTAAACAAGATATGATGGATCAGTATGGATATGCTTATGGTGGTGATCCAAGCTTATCATATATGAATCCTATGGTGCCACAAATGGCTGCCGGTGGAGATATTACTATTCCATTAATTATGCAAAAAGGTGGAGAGCCTGATGGTGGTATGGCTTTAGGGCAGTTAATGTCTATAATGGAAAAAGCTAACAAGCTTAAAGAATTTATAAATGTAGAATCAGATTTAGAACCATGGGTTAATAGTAAGATTACTATGGCAGATGATTATATAGATGCTGTAAGTGATTATATGATGTATGGTCAAGAATATGATCCTGACTTAGAAGGTGAGGAAGAAGAGGAAGAAGAAGATGAATACACTATGGGTGAAATGGAGGAAATGAAAAATGGTGGTATTCCTCAGCGTTATAAAAACATGGGCTTTAACAAAGTTGGTGTAAAGAAGAAATCAACCAGACCAGGTAAGAAATGGATGGTACTTGCTAAGAAGGGTGATAAGTATAAAGTAGTTCATGGCGGTTATACTGGTATGAAAGACTTTAGTCAACATGGTTCTGAAAAACGTAAGAAGAATTTCTGGAACAGAATGGGTGGTAAAGATTCAGCAAAAGCAACAGATCCTTTCTCTCCATTATACTGGCATAAAAGATTAGGTACTTGGGAAAAAGGTGGTGAACCACAGAATGCTGGATTCCAAGCTTTACCTGATTATGTACAAAATAAAATCATGGCTAATATGGCTTATGGTGGAGATATGTATGGTGGTGAAATGGATCTAACTAATGTATATGAGATGATGAAAGGTGGAATGCCTTGCTATATGTGCGGTGGTCAAAAATATGAAAAAGGTGGTATCTATATTAATCCTGCAAACAAAGGTAAGTTTACCGAGTCTGCTAATAGAGCTGGTATGGGAGTACAAGAATTTGCTAAACATGTACTTGCAAATAAAGAAGATTATAGTGCAAAACAAGTTAGACGTGCTAACTTTGCTAGAAATTCTGCAGGCTGGAAGAAGCAAATGGGTGGTGCTGGTGTTAACATGGGTGACACTTTAGAACTACATGATGATGAAATCCAGAAGCTTATAGATATGGGTTACACAGTTGAATACTTAGATTAATGAAAAAGAAAATTAAAATCAAAGGCTTACCAAAAGCTCAGGCTGGAAATGTTCCTTCTGTTGTATTAACACCACAACAGCAGCAACAATGGTATAAGAACCAGAATATGTTTGGTACACCTCCGGCTGGACCAACTGCATTTAATAATCCATTTAGTGTTAAGCAACCTGGATTTATTACTAGTGGTACTAAGAATCCAAATCCTACTAAGTCACTTAGTCCTTCAGGAATGGGTCCTATTACTGCTGATGATTATTATGCAAATTTAGCTGAACAAAATACGGCTGCTCCTGCAGGTACAAGATTTGATGCTAATGCAGCATATGCTCCTGGAACTCCAATGCCTTCAGACTTTAATAAGTCTATTCCAAATATTTCTAATAATCCTTTTTCAATGCTTGGTCCAATGTTAATGGGTGAGTTAGCTTTTGTTAATTCTGCTATTAGTAAAATTGATCAAAGAGGTGCTGAAAGAAAATTTAAAGATCAATTTTTATCAGATAATATGTATCTTTCTAGACCAGAATCTATTTCTGGAAATAGAGGAGACTATGATATAAACACTGGTATGTTTAGACCAGATGAATATGTTTATGGTAAGTTTAATAAAATTGCCCAGATGGGTGGAGAAATGAAAAGAAAAGTTAAAATTACAGGATTACCACAGGCTGCTTATGGTGGTACTCAAAATAAGGATGCGGTTAACCAGTTATATGGTAACTCTGCTTACATGATGAACATGTTCTCTCAGAGACAAGAACAGGAACCAATGCAAGAGTATAATGAAACTCTTCAAGCTGATCCTAGAAGTTTGTCAGTAATTGAAGCAGAAAAAGGAGAGACACTTGTAAAGACAGGTGAGAACTCTACTATTCCTGAATTTTATAAAATTGGTGGTAAAAGACACTATGAAGGTGGTACACCATTAGGACCAGATAAAGCTACACCAAATAGTTTTATTTATTCAGATACAAAAGCTATGAAGATTAAAGATCCAGAACTTTTAGCAAGCTTTGGTTTAAAAGCTAAGAAGGGTGGTTATACTCCCGCTGAAATTTCTAAGAAGTTTAATCTTAATGATAAAAACTTAAGAGAGGGTTTGTATGATAATCAAGATATACTAAGAAAGAAAACTGCAATTATGAATGCAGATAAATATATTTCTAATCTTGGTAAGCTTGCTTTAGTACAAGAATCTAAAAAAGGATTTCCTCAAGGTATTCCAGATATTGCAAATCCATATATGGAGAAAATAGGATTAGATCCTATGAGCTTTATGCCGGATCAATCCCAGCAGAATATGATGGACAACTATGGTAACTTACCTATGGCTCAAATAGGTATGAGTGTTCTAGGTGATGTAACTTCTAAAGGTTTGAATCCTGATGATATTTTTAATGATTATAAATCATATGCTAATTATAAGAAATCAGTTAATCCTAATATTTCTTTACCTTCTATAGATGAGTTTATAAAAGCTCGTGAGCAATATAATAGTAGTAAGATAGGAAACTATGATTTTATAAACCCACTTAAATGGAATAATATAATTAATTATCAATTAACTGGTCAGTATGAACCAATGGCTACTAGTTATGCTAGAAATTATGGAGAAGGTCCTATGACTACTATGCTAAGATATGGAACTGATCCAGTTTCATTAGCATTTGCAAGTCCAGTTGCTCGTGGTTTAAGAAATTTAGGAACATCTTTGTCTACTCCTATAAAATCTCTTATAGGAGAAGCTAGTTTACCTGAAATGTTAAATATGGGAAAAACTCAATTATATAATACTTCTAATAAACTTTCTAATTTTATAAGTGGTAATCCAGGTATTGTGGATGCTGTTAAAAGTCTTACTCCTGCAGCAGCAATAACTTATTTTGCAAGTAATCCTGGATCTTTAACTGAAGAAGAACAAGTAGATTTATTAAATAGATTTACACCAAGAGATACACAACAGGCAATAGATACAGGTGTTGATTTTTCATCAAGTGCTTTACAAAAAGCAGCTGAAACTAATCCAGCTATTTCTGATGTTTATAATAAGATGCCACAAGTAGATATAAATGTTCCTAGAAAATCTACAACTTCAGGTACTAAAATAAAAGAAAAACCTGTTACTGATATATATGATGAATATTCTAAAAAATATGGTGGTATACCTATGGCTCAAAATGGATTAAATAATTCAACTCCTGAAAGCGATGATGCGTGGATTAGAAAGATTCTTGAGTATGAAGCAACTAAAGGAGGTTATGACCCAAATAAAAAAAATGCATATGGTTTATCAAACTGGGGGTACAACTCTCGTGACCCAAAATCAATAGAAGAAGCTATAGCTTTTTTTAAACAAGACTTTCTTCCTAAAGTTCAACAATACCCAGCAGGTGTAAAAGAACGCATGGCTGATTATATATATAATACAGGTCGTAGCCCAGAAGATTTTTTATTATATGCAGCAGGAAAAATTACTTTATCACAATTAAATAGTCCAAAGAACTTTACAAGTGAATGGAATGAGTTTAAACCTGAAATAGAAAAGATGATGACAGATCCTTCTTTTTTACAAACTATAGATGCTAAAAAAGCAGATGTTTACAAAACAACTAAAGGCGGAACTCTAGAAAATCCTAATCCTGCTTTTGATGCTACTTGGTCAGGCCGCATTAATATGTGGAATACAGATCAAGAAAATCAACAAACAACTCAAGGTAATCCAAATTCTAAAGTTTTTATTGAAGAAAGAACTAGTAAAAAAACAGGAAAAAAAGCATATCTATATTATGATGGTAATGAAAAATATCTTTTAGATGAAACAGGTGCTGAAATACCAGGAAGTAGAAGAGTTAGAACAGCAGAAGATAATGATAAACCAGCTATTCAAACTTATACAGATGAGGAGAAGAAAGTTTTAAAATCTATGGCTCCAAATCTTATTTTACCTGAAGACTATGTAGAATCTTTACAGAAAAAAGGTACCACTGGAACATTTGGTAGATTTGATAAAGCTAGTGCTGATAAAAACTGGGGATGGTATGGTAAAAAAATAAATTGGAATAATCCAACTGAAGTTGGTGCTGCTCAAGAAAAATATAATAAAGAAATGTATAACAGATTTAAAAATGCTGGTTATACACCTGAAGAAGCATCAAGATATGTTAATATGATTGGATTTGATAAAGGTATTGAAAAAGGTCCAAATGCATTAGATTCAAAAGCTGGTAAGTACACAGAAACAAGAGTATTGTTTGATGTACCACCAAAACGTAAAAAAGAACAAGCGGGTTCTGATATTAGAGAGATGAATCAAAATGTAGATCTTTCTGCTAAAAGACCAGATAGATCTAGACCAATTGGATTATACCCACAGGATATAGTAAATACAGTGGGAGCTATGCAAAACTTGTATGGTATAAATAAATATTTACCAAGACAGGTGCAGTTTACTCCTGAGTATATTGAACCTACGTATTATGATCCTACAAGAGAGATAGCCGCTAATGCAGAGATGGCAAATATTGCTGCACAAAATTTAGCACAGTTTACCGGACCACAAGCATTTAATGCAAGATACTCTGATGTACAGGGTAAGGGTTTAGCTAATGCTGCTAATATTATGGGTAGGTATAATAATCTTAATGTTGGTGTAGCTAATCAATTTGAAATGGCTAATAAGCAATTAGCAAATGAAGCTAACTTTAAGAATGCTCTATTTGCTGATGATTTCTATACTAAGACAGCTATAGCTAATCAACAATATGATAATGCTAGAACACAAGGTAGAGAAGCTGTACAACAGAATATAGTTGGAGCTATGGATAATTTATTTAACACTAGATTATTAAATGAATTATATCCACAGTATTATATTAGTCCATCTTCATTATCTGTACAGTATGATCCTGAAGCTGCACTTAAACTTAGACCAAAAACTCAGACTGGTAACTTAGATGCTAGACTTGAAAGTATGTTTCCAGGTTACACTGATCTTGAAGAACAAGATAAGAATCCTTTAAGAATTGCTATGCTTAAAGCATTTACTGGAGATACTAGTGATAATAAGGATGCATTTGCTACAGCAGCTGCTAGATCTAAGAAGAAGTAAATCTTAAAGGTTTAAGTTATTAAATTTATATTTGTTATATTTATTATAGGTTATGGCTACTTTTATACAAGGTTTAACTGATTATATTCCAAAGGCAGAGCCTTATAAACCTAATTTTGATTTTCTCAATAGTGTACTTGCCACTAAACAGGCAAGATATAATAGTGCTATAGATCAATTAAGCGGTGTATATGGAAGTATCATTAATGCAGATCTTACAAGAGATGAGAATATTGAAAGCAGAAAAAACTTTCTAAATAATGCTCAAAAAAATATACAGCAAATAACATCTATGGATCTTTCTGATCCAAAAAATGTTGAGCTTGCACAACAGGTGTTTGAACCTTTTGTACAAGATAAAAAAATGCAGTATGATGTAATGTTTACAAAAGCTGGTAAAGATGGTAAACAAAGAGCTGAAAGTTTTAGAAACTCTGTTAATGCAGAAATAGCAGGTAAATACTGGGCTGAAGGTGTTAGAGGTATTGATTATAGATTATTAGAATTTAAAGGAGCTTCTCCAGATTCAGCTTATAAAATGAATTTGCCAAAGTATGTACCTTATGTAAATATAATGGCAAAAGCTAAAGAGCTTGTTGGAGATGATTTTAAAGATATAAAAATAGAAGAGCAGAGAGGTAATTATTTAGTTACTACTACTGGTGGTCCAAAATCTGTAAATGTTATATCTCAATTTTTAGGAGAAACATTAGGTAGAGATCCAATGGTTAAAGATTATGCAAGTGAACTAGCATATGTACAATCAATGGATGATATAATGCAGATTGCTTCATCTAAATATGATGGTGATATTAATCAAGCAAAAACAGAATACTATTTAGGTAGTGCAGATAAGTTTGTAGCTAATGATGAAAATAAACTACAAGATTTAAAATCTGAATATGATCTATTAGATGCTAAAGTTAATATCTATGAATCTAAAATAAATAGAGGTGGTAGACTTAATCAAAAAGAACAGACTGAATATAGTCAAATAGTAGCAAGAAAAAATTTATATGAGAATGCTATAACTGGTGTTGAACAAAGATTAAATCAAATCTCTGATGCTATCAGTAATGAAGATATAGATATGCTATCAAGAGTTAGCAGATCTTCTATGGCTTCAAGTATTATTTCTAATGAAATATCTAAAGCAACACAGGTACAAGCTTATAAAGATTATCAAGTATCTGTAAAGGCTGATCCATTTAAACAAATAAGTTTTGAAAAAGCCCTGGATTTTTCTTATTGGTTAAAGAAAGAAAAAATTGAACAGGACTTTGAAAGAGAGATGAAGATGATGGAACTTGGAGGATTTGATGATTTTTCATCAAGCACTGTAAAGACAGAAGCTTCAATGGATGATGCTACAGTTGGAGATAGAGCTGAATTTAATAATAGCTGGGCTAATCTTTCTGCTAACACTTATGAGTTAATGAATACTCTTCTTAACACTAATGATACAGGTATTAGAGCAGCTACAGAAAAAATATTAAAAAGTTCTGGATTTACTATTCAAGATATTCAATCAAACAAAGTAGGTCTTACAACATTAAATAATATATTTAATCAAGTATTAGATGTTACAAAAGCTGATCCTGGTTTATTAAAAAGTTTATCTGGAATTATTAGTAGAGTAAATGATAGTAGACAGTTAGCATATAGTAATATATCTGCTATTTCAAGCAATAATAAAATAATTGCTGCTAATCTGAGAGCTTCTAAGGCATATGTTCCTGAGTTTTTAGATTATGTCTTTGCAAAAGATGGTAGTTTAAGAGATGCTAATGGTGCATATAAAGTTGCTAGTGAAGCAGCTAGAGCAAAAAATATAGTCATTGATAAAGAAGACTTTATGGATGATTATGAAGACTTTATGGATGACTATCAAGATATGTACACTGATTTATCAAAAAATAAAACTGGATATAAACCTGTTGGAAGAAGTGCTGCCGGTGAGTATATTTCTAATAGTGTAAGCGGTGTTGCAGATTTTTCTAAACCTATGTCTAAGGTTACATCTGGATTTAAAGGTGCATTAGATGATGCTTTAAATAGTGATTCTAGAATTGGTATTGGAACTCCTGCAGATATTGCTCAAGCAAGTGGTAGAGATTTTAATTCGATAGAAGATAACTCAGAAATGAGGGCTTTATTAAATACTTTAGCTAGTGATGCAAGAGCTTCTAAGTCAACTATTTCATACAGTTATCAGGGACGTGCACTTGGTAGTAGTGATTATCAAGCATTAATAATTAGACCTTCAGCATCTAGTCAGATAATGAAGAATCTAAAAGAAAGCAATGAAGATTTATATAATCAAGTTATTGCAAAAGGTATTACAGCTATTATACCTACAAGTGGTGCTACAAATTATATTTCTCAAAGAATAAACACTAGTGATAGAGAAGTGATATTAAATACTTCTGGGTCATATAGATATATGAATCCAAATGCTGGAATTGATGTTACATTTACTAAAAAACCTGATCAGAGTATTTATGCTTCTGGAACAGCATTTAATCCCCGTACAAATATGATTGAGGTATATACAGATCCTAATCTGAATATATATAATTTTAACACTCTCCTAAGTAACTTTGACAATATTCAATAAGATAACTAAATTCGTGTAAATGGAAGAATTAGAGAATACTATTCCTACTCCAGGAATTGAGCCAGGTGTACCTTCTAATTTTGAAGGTTCTTCAATAAGCGGTTCTTTACAACCGGGTTTTAATCAAATAGTACCGTATGATCCAACATTAACTACTCCTGGTATACCCGGAGGTGTTGAGATACAATATGATCCAAACAATCCTTTTGATGTAGCTAAACAGGTAAAGGCTTCTCCTATTACAGAAGGAGATATAGCTTTTCAAAGATCTAAAGGTAAGTTCTTCCAACCGGGTTTTGAAAAAAGTAATTTTGAAAGATACTATGATGATGAAGATAACTTTTATAAGTTAGGTTTTGATCCAAATATTAATAATGAACAAATCTATAATCAGAATAGATCTTGGTATGAAGATGTATTTAGATCTGCTGCTGCAGTACCTGCATTAGGTATTTCTGTAGTTAAGTCTAGTTATAGAAGTTTAGGTGATATGTTAAGTGGAGACTTCTCTATGACAGATGAAACTGGTGCTAGAGAGTTTTCTCAAATCATGGCTGAAAGTGGTAGTACTAGAGGTGGTGTATCTGGTTTTGCTTCTAATTTAATTTTACAATCTGGATTTATTGCTGGTATTGCTGCTGATTATTTAGCAACTGAAGCATTATTAGCAGGAGCTGTAGCTTTATCTGAAGGTGCTGCATTACCTGCAGCTGTTGCAGCGGGTACAGCTAAAACTGCACAAACAGTGAGGTCTATTTCAGCATTGTTTGATGCTAACACTGCAAGACAAGCATACAATACAATTAAAGCAATTGATGCCGCAAAGGTTGCACAAGGAGCTTTAAATCTTACTAAGTCTGCAGCGGAAGCACTTATTCCAAAAACCTTAGTAAACATTAAAGGTATATTAACTGCAGAGAGTCCAGTAATTGGATTAGCAAATACTGTAAGAGGTGTTGGTGATTTTGTTTTAGATATGAAGCAAATTTCATATGCTACAAGTGAATCTGCTTTAGAGGGTGGTCAAGTAAAGAATGATTTTATTGATCGTCACATTAATGAATATATAGAAAACAATGGTAAGTATCCTGATCAGACTGAGTTGGATAGAATTTATCAACTTGCTTCTGATGCTGGTACAACCACTGGTTTAATAAATGCTCCTTTAATTCTTCTTACTAATGCTGTTACTTTTGATAATTTATTCAAGGGTGGTAAAAAGAATCTTATTACTGGTAGTGATGCTGCTATATTAGAGGAGGCCAAACTATCTGGTAAGGTTACAAGATTTGTAGAGCGTACAGGTAAGTTTGAAACCATGACTGCTAAAGATGCTTTTGTAGAAAGTATCCGTGGTTTAAAGAGTCCTAAAACATATGCTTCTTTTGCAAAATCTTATTTCTCTAAAAATCTTACAGAAGGTTTACAGGAACTTAGTCAGGAAATTGTAGCCGGTGCTTCTGAGGATTATTATGATAGAATATATGATACACCTGAAGCAGGTGGTATAGTAACTTATCTAGCAGATGCTTATGAGAATTTAAAGAATCAAGCTTCAGCACAAGGTGCAGAAGTGTTTCTTTCTGGTTTCTTAATGGGGGGTTTAGCTGGTATAACAACTGGTGCAGCCAGAGGTGGCTTTAATACATTAAAGAGAAATTATCTTTCAGCAAGAAATCCTGAAGAATATAAGAAAGCTGTACAGGAAGAAGATGAAAGAATAAATAAAATAGCTTCAGAATTAAATGATGCTATTCAAAATGGTAACAAGATTTTTTCTGAACCTGATTTAGAGAACTTACTTGTACAAGTAAAACTTGGTGAGGATATGGTTAAGGCCAGAAAATCTTTTGATGAAAAGGTTTTCCATGATCTTAAAGACATGTCCAGATTTAATAGTGTCTACACTGCTCTTCAGACTAACAAGTTTGATTTTGTTATTAAGAAGATAGAAGACATGAAACAAATGACCGGAGCTGAATTAAAACAAGCTTTTGGTTTAGCAGATAGTGTAACTGATGAAGAAGCTAGAAAAGTTTTGGATGTAACTATTGATAGAGCTTATCAAGTTAAAGAGCAGTATGAGCAATTTAGTGGATATAAAAATCCATTTAATCCAAATAAATATTTTCCTAACACTCCAGAAGGCATCACTCAAAAAATTCAAGAGCTTATAAACTTTAAAGGATTTGAGGAAGCCAAGAAGACTGCAGTATTTAGTTTGCATGGTTTAGAGCAAGCTAAAAAAAGGATGACAGATTTAACTAAGAGTTATGCTAATATAGCATCAGTGGCCGAATTAAACTATTCAGATGTTGCTGCCACTCTTAGTATGGATTCTATTGATAATGAAATTAATTTGTTAAATGCAGAGATAGAGATGTCTAAAGACACTACAGATCCTGCTTTAACAAAAACTATAAATAATAAAAAGAAGAAGTTAAAAGCCCTTGAGTCTTTAAAGAAAAACTTAGAAAGAGTTAAAGATGTAACAGATCCTACAGAGGTAAGAAAAACAACTTATCTTAAGAAAGCTTTCACAGATTATATGACTGTGTTAACAGAAGAGAAGGGTACATTCTTAACTCCTAAAGATATTAATGAAGCATATAGAATCTTTACAGATTACTATGCTCTTAATAAAGATAAAGCAGACTTTACAAATCTTTTATCTAGTTTGTATGACCCTGAAAACTTTGCAAATCTTGTACAGAGAGAAAGTTTATTAGTTGCTGCAAGAAGTAAAAATTTTAAAGATTACTTTACAAAAGCATTTAAAAAATATTCTGAAACTAGTAAGGTAGGTTTATTTTTAAAAGATCTTGCTAAAACTGGTTTTGTTATAGATCTTAAATATCTTAAAGAACTAGATGAAAATAATTTCAACGGTTTAAAAAATGCTATACTAAATGATCCGGACATAAAGTTTAGAGATCTAAATAGTAATAAGCTTTTTGGGGTAGATGATGTTAGATATAATACTATCAAAAGTTTTGTTGATAAATTTGAAAATAGTGTAAAACCAGATAGTGAAGTTAAACCTACTGCTACAGAAGCGGGTCCAGCTAATAGTTATGGAACTCAAAGTACTGATGACATAGAAGAGGGAACTGAAGACATAGAATATGCAAGTGACTTTGCTAATAATATACTTAGAAGATTATATGATGATTATTTAAAATCATTAAAGGAAGCTGATATTCCTGTATCATTTGAAGAATTTGTTTCTAGTAAAAAAGCAAATTCTGTAATGAGTGCTGTATCACAATTAGAGAGTGCATATGATAATATAGTTGATAGTACTAAACCACCATTTGAAGAGTGGCTTAGAATAAATGCTAGAACTCCTATAGTATTTGATGTATTAGATAAAAATAATCTTACTTTCTCTGATATATCAATACAAAAAAGAGATGAGAATCAATACATTACAACATCTTTAGAAGAAGGTGAAAGTGTTATATCTCAAGGATATAATGGAGTTTTTATAACTAAGGTTACAGCAACAGCTGTTGAAGGAAGTGAGGGTGTTGATATTTACTTTGTAAAAGTAAATGACGGGACTTTAGCTATTGATGCTGCTGGTAAACCTAATGAGCTTTTAAATTTTGATTTTGATTTTTATGAGGATTTAACAAAAGCTGAGAAAGCTCAGAAAGCAATTGGTGATTATTTAGCTAACAATAAAAAGCAATTTATATTTGATAATGTTCCATTAGTTAATGGGCAGATTATATCAGATACAAAAAATAATGAATACATAGTTCTTTCTTATCCTTCTGAAATTGCTGCGGGTTCTAATCTTAAACTTAAAAATGTTAAAACCGGAGCTATTTTACCTCCTGTTAAAAGTTTTCAAGGATTTAAATTAGAGAGAGCTCCTATAGAAAAGAAAGCTTATACATCAAGATTTAATTCAACATCTATTATTGATAAAGCTTGGGGTAAAAGAAACAAAGAAGCAAATGAATCTCAAGAAGCTGCTAATATTAGATTAAGCAATTTCTTAAGAGATACTCCAGCTGAAGATCTTTTAAATAATCTTTCTATAAGATTTTCAAATAATAATAAATCTCCTGAAAGATATGCTTACTTAAAACTAGGAGAGGAAAAAGAAAACTTTAGTTTTGGCTTCTTCACTGATCCTTATACTATTGCTTTAGTATATAATGGTGAAGAGATTGGTTATTTACCTAATCCTACTAGCACTGCATTTTTAGATAGTCAAGGAAATCCTATTCCTTATGATACAATAAATGCTGATAGAGTAAAGCAAGTTTTTTATTTAAAAAGTGGTGCTTATAATCAAGCTGTTGCAGATATAAAAAGCAGTTATAAAAATAAAATTGCTTTATTAAACTATTTAAAATCTAAACTTGGCAAAGATACATCTGTAGAAATTCCTTATTCAGATCTTAAAAAAGTTGCTAATATTAATATTGGTTTAGGATCTTATGAGTTTTTATCTCGTGATGAAGAAAGACCTAAATTTTCTCAGGTTAATTATAATACTATTAATGGTGGTATATATGTAATTGATAGAAAAATTAAATATAAGAATGGTTCTGTAACTACAGAAGAAGGTTCTCCAATTACAGATATAGATATTGATTCCTTAGAGTCTACCATAAAAGAAGTTAATGATGCCAGATACAATAAGAAAGGTGCTGATGCATTACTTAAATACGGTAGATATGTAGCTGCTGTTAAACTTCCAAATGGTAAGATTAGATTTGTTGAATTAACTACTTCAAGTCTTTCTAATGAAGAACTTAATAGTCTAGCTAATTCTATTAAAGAAAGAATAGAACTAACTAAAAAAGAAAACTTAAATGAAGATGGTACACCAAAAGCTCAAGAATACAATGATATTTGGAATGAAGAGAATATTGGTGATAAGTTATTTATTGCTTTACCTTTAAAAGACCGTGGTAAGTTTTTAGATATTTATGTTAGTCCCAATGGATCTTTAGTTTTAGACTTTGTAAATAAAAATTCTAGAACCTCACCAATTCAACGTAAAAAAATAATTGATAATCCTGACTTTAATGATTTTCCAGGATTATTAAGTTTAATAAATAATGCTATTAAAGAACATGATAACCAGGCCAAAAATCCAATTAACAAAATGGATATTGCACTTACTGGTAAATCCTTTAAAGCAACCTTACCTAAGAGCATTGATACTACACAGGTTTTAGAAATGGAATCTAGTGTAGGAGTTAATGTAGTTAAAGATATATCTGTATATGTAGATATGCTTGAGCAAGCTTCTGATGTTCAAGCACAACCCTTATTACCAAAAATTCCAGATGCAGTATTAGATGTAGATATTTCTAATATTGATTTTAGCTCTGCTCCTGTTACTGCAAATGCAAATCCAGAATTGTTAAGAGGTATTGCACCGGTTAATCCTGCTACTCCTGCTGTAACTGAACCTGTTGTAGAAACACCTTTAGAAAAAACTAAAGAACCTACTCAAGTAAATTCTGCAGAGACATTAAATAAATTAATTAATGCTCAAAAATCTATTCCTCAGCAAATCAAACAGTTACAAGCTCAAGCTGATAGTAAAACTGATGAAGTAAGAAAAGTATTGTTAGCTCAAAGACTTGCTGAGAAAGGTGAATTAACTGTAGCTGATAAAAGAGAAATTAGAACACAAGCTGAAAATTCGCCAGAGGTATTAGCAATTAAAGGTCAGATAGAAGTTTTAGAAAAATCTATAGGATTAAAAGTGGTGGATGCCGGTTATACAGAATCTGACATCACCAATCTTACAGAGTTCTTAAATTGGGTAGAAAATAATCTTCCAGACTTTATAAGTGTAGAAGATTTAAAAACTTTTAAAAATAACTTATATAAAGAAGGTAAAACTGTAGGTGCATTTATATCTTCATTATCTAATGTTGCTGGTAATGTAGAAGTTAATGGTATTATCTATACATCAGCTAGCTCTCCATTTAAATACCATGAAGCTTTTCACGCAGTATTCCGTTTATTATTAAATGATAAACAAATATCTAGATACTTAGCAATTGCTAAAAAAGAGTTAAGGGATCAGTTGCGTAAAGAAGGTAAATCATTTTCTTTAGCTAAAGAAGAGATGCGCTTATTACATCCTCTCTATGCAGGTATGAGTGAATCTCAATTAGAGGAGAGAATGTATGAAGAATATCTTGCTGACAAGTTTGAAGCCTGGAAAAAGAATAACAAGACAGAAACTAGTCATGTAAACAAAAGTTTATTTGCTAAGATTGTTGAGTTAATTAAGAAACTATTTAGCAGATTTACTAAGAATGAGTTACAATCATTATTTGAAAGTATTGATGCTGGTAAATATAGAAACAGCAAAGTAGTTACAAATAGATTTACAGACTCTCCTTTTGATATAAGTGAGCCAGTACTTAAAGCTATTAAGATTGGTACAGAAGTTATTGAAGATTCTACGTTTGCTGCTGAAGGTGAATCTAATCTTATTAAAGTAGATAAGTATTTACCTGAACAAGAGGGTACTAGATTAGCTGCAAGTGTAGCTGCTATCTATAATAACAAACTTAAAGATGCAGATAAACAAACTAATACTGATGAGTTATTAGATTCTGTATTGGATAGTTATGAAGAACTTTATGATCCAGATCTAGAACAGTATGCTGATTTAGATACTCCAGTTCTTAACAAATTAAAAGAATATAAAGCCATATTTAGCAAAACTGAGAATAGAGAAATTCTTAAAGAAGCTGTACGTGAGCATTTAGCTATTCTAAGTATTAAAGAAAATAATGAGCAAGATGTTTCAGATGATGCTACAGATGAATTAGGAGAAAGAGGTAAGCAAAACTATACAGAGGGTGCTGCCAGTGTAGGTGGTTTTGGTAGTTTATCTAAGTTCTTAAGATCTTTTATATCTACAGTTACATATCAAGCCACTGATGATTTTGGTAATACTCAGTTTTTAGATGGTACTCCTTACATTCAATCAGTAGATGGATCTACAGTTTATAATGGTATTCTTAAAGCAATTGCCGGGTCAGAAGATATTTATGAAATTATAGAAAAGCTTAACTTATTTAAAGAAAAGAACTTTGAATCTGGTAAAGTTATTCAAGAGTTCTTTAATGAAACAGGAATAACTTTTGATGATGAAGGTAATGCTGATCTATCTAATGTTAAAAATAGTTATTTATTCCAAAGCTTTATAAAAGGTTTTGGTCAGTACGCAGTTGATTATCTATTTATTAACAAAGACCTTAAGAAACAAATTGCATTAATTATTTCTGCTAATAGAAAAGATGCAGGTAAGGTACAGTTTGATCAGTGGTCACAGGCATATGCAAGTGTTTATGAAAGTAAAGTTACTCCTGAATTAAAAGGTAAAGCCAAGTTAGTATTGACAGGTATTAAAAGTGCCATGTCTCCTACTAAGAAATATACAGATGATGAGCTTATTGTACAGACAAATAAGCTTTCTACAGCTTTAATGGAGAATCTTGGTATTTCACTTAGCCCAATGTATTTAGCTTATTCTATATCAAATAATTTAAATACAAGTAATCTTACACCTCATCAGTTAAAACTGATAACTTTATATTCAGGAGCATCTCCAATAACAATAGAGGATATAGATATATTATCAGGCCTTATTGATAGTGGAGAAAATCCATTTATTAATTTGCAATATGAAACAACTATAAATCCTGAAACTGGTGAAGTTGTTGAAGAAACAGAAATACTAGAAGGTGGAGCAACAACTCGTTTATATAATATTGCAAAAGTTAATGCTATATTTGATGAGTCTGTGTATGCTACTAGCTGGAAAAATGCAGAAGGTCAGTTAGTATATGTACATCAATTACCATCTTATCACTTAGTTAAAATAAATGAAATTAAGAAAACTGGTGGTATTGAAGAGTTATTAAAAGATCCTTTCCTGGAAAATAACTACTTATTAAAAAATCCAAAATTCTTAGCATCTCTTGATTTAATTACAGTTAAAAGAATTGATGGTCAAAAAGTAAGTAGTCTTACAGAAACTGGAGAAGGAGAGGCAATTGAAAATAAAGAACTTGAAGTTAACAGACGTGAAGGAACTACTTATGGTAGTTTTTCTCCAGAAGAATTTATCACTAGTTTAATTGATTTATATTCTGAAGGTGGTGTACAAAAAAGAGGCGGTTTAGAATTTGGTACATCCACTCATCTTATCCGTGTACTAGAAGCATCAAGTACAGGTAATGTAGTTAATCTACCTGTTATCAAAGCTGCTGCTAAAGTATCTGGTAAAAATACATTATCTGATGAAGCAAAGAATGCCATATTAGGTTTTGTAGAACAAGAGTATAATCGTATTCAAAGAGTAGCTAATGGTGAATTTACAGATGAAATTTATGATTTTAACACTGGTAAGATGCGTGGTCTTACTTTATTTAAGACCGGTAAATTATTAAGTGAAGATTTTAAAAATGAATTAGAAGCACAAGCTCAAGAAAACTTACCTTTAACAGAAAATCAAAAAACACAGATTAAGAACGAAGTTACTAAATCTATGTTGGATGATGTAAATTTTTTACTAGAGTTATTAGATCAAGATAATATTCTAAAAGTAAAAGATGGTAAAGTAAAGGAATCTGCTTTAGCAGCTTTTGTAACTAAAGGTTTTGAAATTAATAAACCTTCTAAAAAAGATGATAAAGAAGAAACTACTAAAAAATCTAATAAGTTAATTAAAGTAGAAGATACTCTTAAGAATAGTGTTTATAATTTAAAAAAGAATGATTATGCATATAATCTTTTACAGATATATGTAAATGATTTTATTAATACCACTGCTATTAACCAGTTAATGCATGGTGACCATGCTATATCTTTCAAAGATCCTGTAGATGAAATTAAACGTGCAAAAGGATCAAATGCTACTGGTGCTAATATTGAATCTGTTATTACTGATGAAAGATTAGGTATTAAACATGAGTTTAAAACTGCTCATATAGTTACTATTTCTGATCCTAAATTTACAGCTAAGTTTGCCGGTGGTAAGAAAGATAAAGCTGATGCTCAAATGTGGATGACTGTAAAAGCTTTACGTTATACACTATTTGGTCTAGGTAAGTTATCTCCTATACAAGCTGAGTTATTAAATAAAATTGAAAATGGTGAAGAGGTAACAGGTGATTTCTTCTTTGGTGATAAGAAAACTAAAGGTGCTGTATCTTTTAATGCAGCCACTAATTCAATTAAGTTAGTTTACTTTGATGGTCAAACTTATGTTAAGACTTCAGGTTTTGTATTAACTAAAGAATTTACTTCTTATGGTAAAAACTTTGATAAAGCTCTACCGGGTAAAGAAGAGTTGCATAAACTACGTCAGACTCTTGAAGTTTATGAAGCAGATAAAGAAACTGTAAGTTTAGCAGTTCCTGCATCTGCATCTAAAGGTAAAAAAATAAATGTAGCTAGTGATATAAATAGTATCACTGATAGTAATTTTATTGAAACTAAGACTAAGTACTGGAGATTACAATTAGAGAATCCCTCTAACAAAGTTGTAATTACTGATCCAACGCAGCCTAAACAGATTCTTACAGCAGAGCAAGATGATGAAACAATAGTAAACTTTATGGGTAAAGATATTACTGTTGGTGATCTTAAAAAGATTTATCAAGATGCATCTATCAATAGAGTTAAAGTTAATTATCTTGGAAAGAGAAATGCAATCTTTACATTAGATTCAGGATTAGAAGAAGTTAAAAGATCTATAGCTGCTGGATCTGTTACTCCTAAGCTTGCAGCATTCCAGAAATATGCTATTGAAACTTTAAGATCTTCAGCTGGTGATGCTCAAATGATTGAGTTCTTTGAATTAGATGAGCAAGGAGAACCTAAGTATGATCTTAACTCACCTATTACTATAGATAAGTTTGTTGAGTTGTTCTTATCATATTTCTCTAAAGGTGTCTTATCTGAAAAAGTTCCAGGACATGCTGTAGCATTGGTATCTGACTATGGTGTAAAGCAACTTAAAAAAGTACTAGAGTTAGATGAGAATGGTCAACCAAAGAGATGGGAGATTGTAAGAGTTGAAGAGTTTAAACTTAATCCTTCTAAGTATGGTACTCCTAAAGAATACTCTGACCCTGAAAATAGAACCTTTACTGGATTAAAAGTAGATGATTATTATATAGATGATTTAAGACATAATGTACCTGAGTATGATAAAGATGGTAATATTACCGGATACTTTACTGAGTTTATTATGCCTGCTCACTTTAAAGAGTTATTAAGCTTTATTAAACCCGGTGATAAAATACCAGATGTAGTAGCTAAAATGTTTGGTGCACGTATTCCTTCACAGGATAAACACTCTGCAGTAGCTCTTAAACTTGTAGATTTTATGCCAGTGTACTATGGATCATCCGCAATATTCCCACAAGAACTTATTGAGATATCTGGAGCTGACTTTGATATTGATAAACTTTACATAGTCATTCAAGAATGGTTAGTAGAGAATGGTAAATTTAAAGCTTATGGTACAGGAACTAGTAAGACAGAAAGATTTAATCAGTTTGTAAAGTACCAGTTTAGTAAAAATAAAGAATTTAGAAAATCTTATTCTGAGTTTTACAATGCTCTTAAAAAAGAGAGAGCTGATGAAATAGAAGCTTTACAAGATCTTGATATAGATGTATCTGATTCTGATTTATTTGATACTTATATAGATAAAAAAGAGGTTGTTAAAGCTGCATTGCAGTCTCTTGGATTACCATCTACTGCAGATGAATATAATAATAAAGTTCAAAAATTAGGTTATGAGCCTTATCAAGGAGCTCTTAATAATATTATTGTAAATGATCGTATTGCTTTATTAAACAATTCAGCTATGGTAACTGCTAAAGAAGGAGAGATTCCAAAAGCATTCCAGGTAGCTACTGTACAACCTCTTATTAATATTGTTAAAAGCTTTACTGAAAGATTTCCTGAACTTAAAGATCAGTTAGAAGAAGGTAAGTATAATGTAGATACTCTACTTGGTAAGTACTATGCTTTTAGAAATAATAAAGAAGGTGCTAGAAACATTGGTCCCGCTGTAAATGCGTTACTAGTTTATAGTTTATTAAATACTAATAATATAACTATAAGAAAAGCAAGATTCTTTATTGATGAAAATGGTGATGAAATAGAATTAGGTAATTTAAGATTTAAACTTAATGGTAAAGAGTTTGATAGCTATGCTGAAACTAAAGCTTATAATCCAGAAACTGGAAAGTATGATGGGGAAAGAATATTTTATATACTATCTGCTTTAACATCTGCAATGACAGATAACGCTAAAGAGCGTCTTGCTGCTAAGTTAAACTTAAATATAAACTCACTAGGTATTGTAGCTAATATGATAGCTCAAGGTGTATCATTAGAAGATAGTTTATTATTTATAAATCAACCGGCTATCCGTGAATTCTATAAGCGTTTACAGAAGAATAAATCTTCTTATGCAGAAGAAAAAGATAGAATGAAGGGGCAAGCTAAAATTATTGGAGAGTTATTAGAAGAATATTCTATAGAAGATGTACCTTCTGACATTTCAACTGAAGATCTTGAACAAGGTATTAGAACTAATAATGCTAATATACAAGCTGCTGTTTTAAATAATTTCAAAACTTTAATAGCACAATCTGAAGCATTTATGAATGTTTCAACTATATTAAAAGTAAATAAAGGTTTACCTAAAGATCTTACAGAATTTGATGAAATTTATAACAAAGCTGTAGATCTAGGTATAGAAATGAATGATAAAGAATTTGAAAATAGTAATATACCTTTTGATATTCGCAGACTTTTAAATTCTTCTAACAACACTTTTGGATTTAACTTCACAGTTTATAGAGAAATTAAATCTCTAATAGGTTCTGTAATGCTTAATCGTACACCTGTAGTTAACAGAATGCGAGAAATTATTATTGCCAATACAGAAGTTAATTCTAAAGACCGTAAAAACTTTAATAAGAGTTTAGATCAGAACTTGTTATCATTCTTTGCTATCAAAGCTTATGTTAATTTATTAAAAACCGGTGGTTACAAAAGAGCTTTGGCATCTTTAAATAACGGGATGGTTTATGATCAAACTGCAAGTACATTACCAGATAATATGGAGAATGTAACAGATGTAGTTCTTAACTTAAGAAAGCTAGCGCCTAAGAATTACTTTGTAAATAAATTCTTATTTGCTATTACAGCTGCCAATAGATCTAATAAAGATGGTATAAACAAAGTAGAGTTTAATAACTGGACTAAATTAAGTAGGTTACAACTTAATAAGATTCAGTACAGCTTTATGGAACTATACAATAATGAAATAACCAGACCATATGCTATTGATTTATTTCATTACCTTCTTGTTAAAGATGGTGGTCAGTTTAAATCTGGTTCTTTTATTAGAATAATGCCAAACTTTATGTTTGATCTTATTCTTAAATCATCTAGTTCTGCTGTAATGGCTTTAAAAGGAAAAGCTAATGATACTATTGTAAAGAAAACTTTTGGAGCTAATCTTAATCAGCTTTATAATGAGTTTGTTAGAGGTTACTTACAAAACACTAATACAACTTTCTTTACAAAAACTGTAAAAGATATTTCTAAAAATAATGAGATAAAAGAGTTTAAACAAGAACTAGGTATAAAGGGAAATGTTTCATCTCCTATAGTAAAATCTGATGATAAAATTTTAATTAATGTATTTAAAAATACAAGCTTTGAAAGAGAGATGATACCTCTTGGAGATGTATCTAACTATAAAGGTGATGAGTTTATTGTTGATGAAAATGGACAATACCAAGTAGTTCAACCTATGCTTTCTTTACCAGGGCCTTCTAAATTAACAGAGGAAGGTAAAAAAATGTATAGATATAATTTAAAATATCTAAGAGCTTCTGGTTTTGTATTACAAACTAAAAATGATAAAACTCAAATAGGTTTTCCTTTAGTGATTAAATCAGTGCAGTATGTAATGGGTAATAGAAATACAGTTTATTATAAACTTACATCTATAAAAAGAGATAGAACAGAAGAAAAAGAAAACTTAGCTGATCTTATTCAACCGGGTGATATGTATGCATTTGGTGTATCTGCAGAGTATGAAAAGTTTACACCTATTGGTTCTAAAAAACAATTTGCTGCAGGCTTTGTAATACCTGGAAATGTACCTAGTCGTACAGATATTTTTAAAGACAGAAAAAATAAGGATGTTACAAGTAATCCTAACGGTATACCTGATCTTAACAACATAGATTTTGATCAGGGTATAGAAAAACAATTATCTAATGTAGATTTTAGTAGTGCTCCAGCTAATATATCAAATACTTTAGCTTCTAATAATATTAGTTTTAAAACAGAAGGTAAGAAAATTGTATATGAGAAAGATGGTAAACCATTTGAAACTACTGCAAAATCACCTGAAGAATTAGCTAAAAGTTTAACACCTAAAACTACAGAAGAAACTCTTGATAATATTGATCAATTAGTAACAGCAGCTCCTCCTATGGCTTTTGATCCTAGTATAGGAGCAAATATTAAAGCTCAGGCAGAGTATCCTGTTCTTAATAATTTCTATACCGAACAGCTTAGTGATGAGGAAAGAAATAAAATAAGAGAGGGAATGGGTATTAAAACATTTGTTAATTTTGTACAACAGTACAAAGAATTTGTAAATACCATTGGTGGTGATCAAAATAGTTTTGTAGAACAAATAAAAAAATGTTACTTATAAGAGATGGCTTGTTATAATAGAAACCTACCCGAATATAAAGCTTTAATGAATGTCTATAACAATAATATTGTTGTAGACAGCATTATTGATCAATACCAATCTAATGAAGATACAGAAGCATTTCCAAGTATTGCAGAAGCTGAAGAAATTGTAAAGTCTAAAAAAGCAAGCTTTAATCTTAAGAAGAGGGAATTTGCAGAATCAGTTTTGCAAAATTTAAGAAGAGAGAAATTAATATCCGGATCAAGGGTAGATGGTGAATTAAAATATTATGTTACTGGAACTGTAGAAGGAATGACTGAAACAGATCCAAGAATATTAAGAAGTAATAGACAAAAAATAATTAACTATCTAACTTTTAATAACATACCTCAAGAGACATATACCTTTATACCAACTACAAATAGTATAGAGTTTGTTGTTAAAGAGAATATGTTTACTCCTCAAGACATTATTCCTCTGTCAAAGAATAGAACAAATGCATTAGATGTATTAGATTATTTAAGTACTGTATTACCAGATGTTAGTTACAAATTAGTTTCTGTAGAAGAAGCTGAAAAAATCTATAATCAGTTACCAAAAATAGGTAAAGAAAAAGTTACCTTTAGTGCTATTAAAAGTTTTTACTATAATAACACAGCTTACATAATTAAAAATAGAGTTACAACAGAGACCGCAATTGAAGAAATGCTGCACCCAGTTGTAGATGCTTTATTTGTTAGCAGACCTGATATATTTGGTAAGTTATTATTTGAAGCACAAAAAACATTCCCGGTTTTAACTCAACAGATTAAAGATAGCTACAATAATGAAAGAGGCTTTTTTGAAAGTTATAGAAATATAGAACTTGTAACACAAGCTTTAACTAGACACTTTAAAAAAGAGTATGAAAACAAACCAGGTAAATCTTTTGATAGTGCTATTAAAGATTTAATAGAGTGGTTTGCTGAACTTATAAATGATATTTACAGAGCAATTACCGGTAATAGTTTAAATATTAATACTGAAAATTTAAAGGACGATGTTACTTTAACTGACATAGCAAAGCTTTTAAATACTGAAGAATTAAGATTTACAACAGGAGCTATTACAGGTAGTGTAAGATCATTACCTAAATACAGTATTAGTAAGACAGATCCTGAATATTTAAAGAAAGAGTATAGTAAAAAAGCAGCTAAAGATAGAGCTGTTAATAATTTGCAAAAAGATATCATTGATGTTCTTTATGATACACCAATGTTTTTGGATGATGCAACTCACACATATGTTAATCTAGATACAGGAGAAGAATATAAATCTATGACCTCCGCTATTAAAGGTGGTCTTAATGATCCAGATAATCTATATGAATTGAATAGATTATTTGGTAAAGATTTTGATAGAATTCTACAAGATATTATAGATGGTAAAACATTTGATGAAGCTATACAAAATGTAACTGTATTAGAACCTTCTTTAGCAGAGGATGCATATGATTCACTTAGTGCTTATGTAGCTACTCTTACATTAGATGGCTCTGTAATATTACCACAAGTAATACTTGCTGATAACCAGTCTAAGATTGCCGGCTCTTTAGATCTCCTTATTATTAAACCAGATGGGTCTCTATATATTGTAGATTTAAAAGTATCTAAAACTAGTATAAAGGATTCTAACTACTATGAAAGAACCTATCCTACAAATGAAGGTTCTTTATTACAAGGTCAAAGATTAACAACTAAACAACAGCAAAGTATCCAGGTAATGGGTTATGCTAAGTTAGCTAATATAAATGGATTCCCTGTATCCGGTGTATCTACTTATCATTATAACTTAGACATAGAAGGTGAGGGTAAAGATCAAAAAGTAAAAGGTTTTAGAGTAGAAGGAGTGGTACAGCATAATGAAACTGAGAATCTTTTATATGTTGATAGAATAATTCCAACAGCACCATTTAAAAATACACTTAATGATCTTAAGTTAAAGAATGGTTTTAATGTAACAAATGATCCTAATTTCTTACCTCCTGAAGAAGAAAAACCGGAACCAGGTTTAACTAATGAGCAATATACAAACATCTCTATGTTTATGAAAGATGTTGTATCACAACTTGTAAAACGTACAGATGCTTTACAAAGTATTATTGATTCATCTAAACAAGTAAAACCAAAAAAGGAAACTATAGATAAGATTAATAGTTTAATTGCTGTACTTAGTACAGAGATAAATTCCGGTAAAGCAGATATAGCTTTAGGAAGATTCTTAAATAGTTCTAAAGAAGAGTTGGAAGCATTTATTAAATATGCTTCTAATCCTAAGTATGTAAATAGTCCGGATTATATTTCTAGAGTATTAATGTTTAGTAAGTTTATGGAAACCTATAGAGGTATCCGTAATCTTAGTTTAAGTAATGTAATTAATCCAGGTCAGAGAGATATAGCAATTGCTGTAACAGATCTTTTGAATATTGCTGATGAAACAATTGATCAAGCAATAGAAAACTTTACTATAAACTTTATTAAAACAAACTCTACAAGAAACTTTACAGAAGAAGATATAAAAGCTATAATTACTGAGACTAATGATATCTCTATAGCTGATGCTCAACTTGGTGACTTAGCAACAAGTACAGATACTATCTTGGCCCTTATTGATAAAGTATATAAAAGGGAGAAACAAAAGATAGAAGACGATGTACAGCAATTTAGTGAAAGAGCTATTGCTATTGGTAATAGATTAGCAAGTTTATCAAATGGTAAACCTAACTATGATTTCATGTTGGTTTATGATAAAGATAATAAATTTACAGGTAGATATGTACAAAAGATTGGTTATCAGTACTATAAGATGTTTTATGACTTAAGAAATAATCTTGTAGATAATAATGGTAACTGGTTAGAATATATAAACATACCTAATTTAGATGATGCTAAGGTTGAAGATATAAGATTTAACCAAGAACTATACAAGAATAGAAAAGCATACAGTGATTTTACTGCCGCTGAAAAAGTGGTAAATGGTAAAATCCTGGATGGTGAGTTTCATAAATACACTGATGAGTTTAAAAAACAGAGAGAAAAATATGAAGAGTATAAAAATTATGGCTGGAGAAAAAAGCGTGGTGTATCAGACGCTGAGTATGCGGTGTATAGAAATAAATACTATAATTACTCTGAGTATGTAACTGCACAAAAAGAGAAGGATGGTAGTTATTTAGGAGCAACTACAGTTAGAAAAAGCTGGTTTGTAAAACCAGAATTTAAAGAGGTAAGAGAGGTATCTGAAAATGGTATGAGCATGCTTGATGAGAAGTATGTAAAGATTATGAACCCTACTACAGAGTTAGGAAGAGCACAAAAAGAATTCTATGAATTTTGGTTACAAGAATTTGAGAATGGCGCTCTTAAGATGCTTCCTCCTTCTGTTAAAAAAGAGATGACTGGTAAGCTTCCAAGACAGAAACAAAATTTCTTAAATAAATTAAAAGAGAATCCAGCCAGTGCTACAAGTTTGTTAACAAAATCAGTGAGCACATGGTTTAAAAGCTTTACAGATGCCGGCTATCAGAAAGTAGTTCTTACAGATGAAGAGGGTAATGTTATTGAAACCCCACCTATTTTCTTTACAGGTAAGATTAAGAGTCAGTATGTGATAGATAAAATCAAAACTGATATACAGAGTTTACAAGATCAGTTTAAAGATGGTAAGATATCTACTACTAAGTATAGACAGCAGATGAAAGAGTTGAATAATCAACTTAAAAGAAATGAAGCTTTACTTAGCAAAGATGAACTCAATACAGATCTTGTAGATAGCTTAATTAAGTTTAGAGCTATGGCCTCTAACTATCAACACTTAACAAGTGTAGAAGATACAATCTTTACATTAAAGCGTGTAGTTGAGAATAGAGAGTATATACAATCACAAAATGTACTTGTGCGTACTGCAACAGGAACTAAAGCTAAAACTATTCCTGGAGCAGAAAGTAGAACTGCAATAAGATTAAAGAAATGGTTAAAGATGGTTTACTATCAAGAACCAGAATTTGATAAAACTACTGCAGATAATGTAATTAATAAAATACTTAATGCAACATCTTTATCATATGTAGGATTTAACATCTTTGGTAATATAAATAACTATTTAATGGGTAGAATAAACAATGGTATAGAAACAGGTGGTGGTTTATTCTATGATAAAAAAGCTATGCTTAGAGCCACTAATGTTTATAACACTGAGTATTTACCCGGAGTATTTAAAGGTTTGGCTTCAAGCAAAGGTTACTATGGAGAGAAAGATCCTAAATCTAAATATGAAGCATTGCTTTATTATTACAGAATGGTGGACAGTGTAGCACAAAGAGAGGTTCAAGATAAAGGTGGCTTACTAGAATGGGGTTATGTACTTCAAGATGCTGCGGAAACCAATGTACAAAGTAAAGTTGGTATAGCAGTATTAATGTCTAAACAGATAGTTAATGATAAAGGTGAAAGCTTATCTGTTTATGATGCTTATGATTTTGATCCTAACACTGGTAAGTTAACTTTAAAACCCGGATTTGAAATCACTGATAATGATAGATATGATTTAAGAAATACTATCAGAGAAGTTAACAAACAAATACATGGTAACTATTCTGCAGAAGACCGTGCTGCTTTACAGGATTATAGTATAGGTAAGTTAGTTTTTCAATTCCATAAATGGGTGTATCCTGCGTATAAAGCAAGATTTAAAAGAGAGTACTATGATGAGAATTTAGGATGGATTGAAGGAAGATATAGAACCTTTGCTAGTTTTATGAGTCATATCTATACAGCAAGAGGTGATATCTTTACTAAAATCAGAGATGCTAAACAAAGTTTAAGAGAGGACCAATTAAAGAATTTAAATAGAGTTTATACAGAACTTACTTTAATTCTATCTTCATTTGCACTTGCACAAATTATTGCAAGTTTAGTTGCCGGAATGGATTTGGATGATGAAGAAGATAAGCAATTGAAAAGATTAATGAATGCATTAGCTTATCAGGCTGATAGACAAACTTCAGAATTAACAACTTTTATCAGTCCTGCAAATGCATACATGTTAATGAAGAGCCCTATAGCATCTTCTAAACTGTTAGGTGAATTAGGAGAAGCTGTAAGTGATACATTTGCTTTCCCATATAACTATGTATTTGATGAAGAAAGCTTGTATTATAAAAGAGGTAGTAGAAAAGGTGAACTAAAACTTAATAAACAATGGTCTGATGCGGTCCCTGTTTTATATACAATAAACAGATGGAGATCATATGATAATGTAACTGACTTTTATGTAAAATAAAAAAGGGGAGTGTTATCTCCCCTAATATTATTTGTGCATAATTACAATATTTAGTTTTAGAAAAATTATTCCTACACTAATTCTTGTTGCTTGTCTCTCAACACCTTCTAATGAGAAGGATAGAGCATCTACATTTAAACCCATAAGGATTTCTTGTTTGGGAAGAAAATCAATTCCTATCATATGTTTATCAAATTTACTAAATTTTAGGTATATTATATATGTATAACTACATAACTATGAAATTTTTTAAGTCAATATTTGAGTGGGTCAAGCAATTCTTGGCTGATGCTGATGGGGAGGCTTCATCTAAAAGATTAAGCATGCTCTTTCTTGTTGCTTGTCTTGGATTTGGTTTTATCGCTAGTGCTGTCACTCACAAGGACATACAACCATCTGAGCACCTCACTGATGCGGTGGTTACAGTCATTCTTTTTTTAGCCGGCTTCACTAATATAGACAGAGCTATTAAAGCATTTGGTACTAAACCAAAAAAAGATGAGGAGGTTATGCCATGAGTTTTACAAGAGAGCAAGTAGAATCAGCTGTAAAAGCTAAAGGTTATAAATACTTTGAGAACGGAGACTATAATGTTAATGTTATAGGTATCCGTAACTCTGCACCTGGTAATAAAGTTACCAACCTATTTGATGATTGGTTAACTCTCTCTTATAAAGAGGGAGGTGTATGGCAATTCTATATTTGGAATGCCACCACTGATCCCGGAAAAGCTCCTATGGTTACTGGTAATACAATTGGTGGTATAGCAAGAGTAGTTCCAGGACAATATCCCGGTTCTCATATGGTTAGATTACACCAAGGTAAGTATGAAGCTCTAGGACAGAAAGCTAACATCAAAGTATATAGAGATAATGACCGTGATACTGAGTATGATACAGACACTGTAACAGAAGGTGTTTATGGTATTAATATCCACAAAGCCGGTCAAGACTCTACATGGGTTGAGAGATGGTCTGAAGGTTGTCAAGTATTTAAGCGTGTAAAAGATTTTGATGTATTTATGAAAATCTGTAAAAAAGCTGCTAAAATTCACGGCAACTCTTTTACTTACACTTTAATTGAATCTAAAGATATCAAATAATGGCACCACGTAAAGTTAAACTTGGAGAAGATATGGAGTTTTCTATAACTCCTAAAGTATTAGCTGGTATTGTAGCTATTGTATCTGCAGTAATTGGATACCACTATTGGATTCTAGGACAACTAGAAGAAGCTAAATCTTTACCTAAAATAGGTAATGGTGTTTATGTTGTAGATCCTGCTGATCCTGCAGCTAAAGAAACTTATCCTCCATCTAGACAAGAGTATCAAATGAAAGATGAACTTACTAGACAAGAGATTATGCAATTAAAAGAATTAATAAACAATAAATAATATGAAAACCATTTTTACAATCTTTTCAATACTTTTTTTTACAACAGTTTATTTTTTTGTAAGAGAAGAGATTAGTCAACCACCTAGTAAAATTAATTTTAAAGCAGCACCTGTAGTTGTTGTACAATATACTGCACCATGGCCTGGAGTAACAACTTACTCAGGTCTTGAAAAGCTTGAGGGTTGCGCTTATTTTCTATGTGATCTAGAGAAGAATCCTCAGTACAAGACTAGTCAAAAAATTATAAGCATTCCAACTATTATTATTTATAAGAATGGTATAGAAACTGATAGATGGGAAGGTGGTCTTGCTATGAAACTTAATGTTTCTTTACCAGTAATTCAATCTGAAATAAAAAAATAATGGCAACTGTAAAGAAAAAATCTATGGGTACTGTTGCTTCTTTAGCTCCAAAAAAGCATAAGAAGAAAGGTAAAGCTCACAAATCTGTGGGTCCTAAAGTAGCTCCTCAATCTAAGTATAGAGGTCAAGGAAGATAATCTGAATGTCAGAAATATTAAATATAGCAGCTGCATTAACAGTCTGGGCACGGGAATTAGAATCTAGAAATGCACAAACCGGTGATCCAGAATATGCTCTTGATGCAGAGCATTTATATTTATTATCAGCTTACTTCTATAGATTCTATGATGTATATCCTTATATACCTACATTAGATGAAGTAACAACTGCAGGTAATGTTACAATCAATGATATAACTGTTGGTAGTATAACTACCACTCTTTCTTTTGGCATAACTCCAAATGTTGTTTATTATAATACCGGTACAGGTCTTTTAACTTATGGGCCTGCATCAGGATTAAGTCCTGGTTTATATTCACAGACAGCTGATAGTATTCCTGTAACAAATACAATAGTTGAAACTACATTAATTGATGGTGGTGTAGGTACACTATCTATACCGGCTAATGGATTTCAAGTGGGTGATTCTTTTATTGCTTATTTCTCAGGAAAAATATCTTGTGTAAATAATGAAGAACTTGAGATAAGAGCTAAAGCAGGTAGTATAGTTTTAGCTGATACAGGTCTTATAACATTAGCTGCCGCTACAAATAAAAACTGGGAATTGTATATAAACTTTACAATTAGATCTATAGGTGCTGCAGGAGTAGCTGCTATTGCAACATCAGGAAGATTCTCTTATAATAAAGATTCAAATAACTCTCCAGAAAGTGTTGGATTTTATAATCTAAACAACACTACTTTTAATACTACTATTAGTAATACATTGGATGTAACTGTACAGTGGAATTCAGCAGATCCACTGAATTCCATCTATACAGACATGTTTAATTTATACAGAATATTTTAATTATTTCTCTATACGAGTTGCAACATAGGTACTAGGTGTAACTCTAAAGCTAATAGATTTAACTATAGAACCAACTTGACACTGATCTACCATTGGTTTTAATTTAGCATCAACTTGTACACAGATATCATTGTTAGGTCCTAAAGTCCACTTAGTTAAAGTAGAGTTAGGAATTGGATTACAATGAGCTGCTTTAGCTGGACCTACTGATGGACCTGCAATACCTACTGGTGTGCCAGCTGATCCTGAAGGCGAGCTAACTACACCACCTTGAGGAGATCCTGGAGTCATTGAGCTTCCTTTGAATACAGGATTCTTAATAACTACAACCTTACCCATAAACTGAGTAGGATTAGCTTTGAACATTTCAGGGTCAACAACCATTTGAGCTGATACAACTTTTGCAGCGAAAAGTACAACAGCAAGTAAAGTAAATTTTTTCATAATGCTATTTTTATCCAAATAGCATGCCAAATTACTTCAATATATTTTCAAGTTTTATAAGCCATTGTTGAGCTATTAGATCCCAATCATATTCTTCCATCTTGGATTTATATTCTTTTTTAGTTTTGTTACTATGTATATCAGTTATAACTTTTATCATCTCATAGTACACAGCTCTTGGACTTAATACAGCTCTAATATTATCAGCATCATCTAATTGTATATGATCATACAATTCTGTTACCGGATATACCAGCTTACCATTATTAGTGATTTCATTTAAACTTGTATGCATTCCACATATAATTGGGAGCTCACAGGCCATAGCTTCTGTTACAGTTAAACCCCAACCTTCTGCAGTAGTAGTTGTAACAAAGCAATCCAAACAATTATATAGTTCATTAAGCTCAGATACTTTATAATTTTTTTCTTTAAACTTTTCTTCCAGTGGTAAGAATATATCTACACCGGGTTTCAAACCCATTCTCTCTGCAGCTATATAAATATTTATTCCTTTCTTATCTGTAGGATCAGTGTGAAGATATAGAACACAGTCTTTACCATACTCTGAATTCTTTAGATACCAGAATGCTATAAGAGTGGTGCCAAAATCTTTTCTTGGAGTGTTGGTATTAAAATTACCAAATATAATCTTGTCTTTAGGAAGATCATATTTCTCTCTAAGCTTTTGTTTGTTATCTATTTTATAGAAAGATTTCTTATCTACACCATGAGCAATGATATCAAACTTAGGTTTAGTTAGTGGATTTTTATTGGCTCTATAGAAAGCTTTCTCTGCTTCCACTTTACCATACTCTGTATAGGTAACAATCTCATCAAAGAAATTTAAGTTAGCAAAGTATCTATGAAATGGAAGACTATCTATAGGAGTGTAGAATAAAGTTTTAAAGTTCTTCTTTCTTTCAAATTCTTTCTTTATCTGCAGCTTTTTTATAAAGTCTGCCATTGGTCCTATAACAGGAACATCATTCATAGCCCAGAATAAATCATAGTTCCCAATTGTAAGAAGTTTTAGAATGCCATCTCTCCAATAGAAGTCATCTTCATTAACAGCAAATGCAATTGGATTTAGAATAGTGATTACCTGGTTATATCTTTTGTGTGGTTTAATTCCATAGTTAAGTGCTGCAACATCTATCCGGATTTTGTTTTCTATACACCATGGTGTTATTCTATCCAAAACATTATGCGCCACAGTTGCAAATCCTGTAGGAGAATCAAAGTCCATATATGCTAATATCTTCTTTCTAGGAACTAGATTTTCATTGAAGATAGTTTCCTGAAGATAGTTGTAAAAACAATATGGAGTATAGATGTACTGACAATCTAATTTTGCAAGTTGTTCAGCAAGTATTCCGTCTGCAGTGTAGTGTTCTTCTTCCCATCTGTAGTTTTTAATTACTTTAGTTTTGGTTAAGAACATAGCAGTGTCTACACCTCCCACTTTTATTTCTGTAGGAAGTAATCTTACTGTTTGATTAGGAAATATTTGTCCAAAGAATACTACATCTTTTTGTACATTTTCTAGTAACAAATCAAAGTTTGGGTGTATAATATTATCATCATCTAAGAAGTAAGTATAACTTTCATCAGATTCTAAATAGTCCATACCAATATTTCGGTATTTATGACCAGCTACACAATTTTCACCACCATTTATAGTGACTACACCTTCAGGTTTAAATAACTCATCCTCTTTGTCTTCTCTATAGACAATAATCCATGTAACCTCCGCTTTGGTTATTTTCTGAATGCTTTCATATATCTCTACAAGATTAGATTTAGTTCTTGTAAAAGGAGTGATTATATTTAATTTCATAATATTTTAGCCCATGAAGTGTCTTGAAATGTATATATAGGTTGTGCTAAAGATTCATTTATTGCTCTGTATACACCTTCCCAGTTATCTTTATTATAATCATGACCTGAGATTATAAAGTTTGTAAGAGGTAGATAGTTTTGAATATCTATCTTCACTTGTTCATATGTATGAAGACCATCTATATAAACTACATCAAACTTCTCTGTAAATAAACCAACGGCATCATCACTAGTAGCTTTTATCTTTTTTACATTAGGATAAAAACTAATCCTTTTATCAAATACTTTTTCAACCTCTGATAAAGGAGCATGATGACATGTTGCATCATTTGGATCATAGTCATCTATCCATGGATCAATTGCAGTTACAGTTTTAAATCTTGTAGCAAATATTGCCGTGCTTTCTCCACTATAACTTCCTATCTCACAGATAGTTAATTCATAAGTTGGTCTTCCAAGTGCTTGAGATACAAAATTACAGAGGTCTATTAATCCATTTACAAGGAATTCTTGACCCCTCATTGGGTAAAGTTCTTTATTCATATATTGTATGGAATTTTATATGTTTCTTCTAATGGGTATCCGCCCCACTTCTCTTTAAATAATTCTTTATTAGCATCAAAGTTTTGGTTTAAAGATTTGTCCCTGGCTATTGTCTGAGAGTTTCTATATACTTCCGGATTAAAGAACTCAGAGTTTATTCTTTTTAATCCTTGTAATCGCATTCTATAACAATAATCATTGTCTTCAAAGTATGCGGGATAAAACATAGTATCAAACTCACCAACTTTATTCCAGGTAGTTTTTGGTAAGATTATATTACACCATGTACCGGTGCCAACATAGAAATCAGTGGGATTATCTTTTATAAACTGATCCACTTCTTCCTGAGTTTTGTTCCAAATTACGTCATCATTTAACAAACATACATGTGTGTATCCAAAATTAAATAATGTTTTACATAAAAGATTCCATGAACCGGCAACACCAAGATTGCTAGTTTGCTTCATTACTTTTACATTAGGTCTAAGAGAAATTTTTTGATTACCATTGTCTATAATAAATATATCTCTCTTCCAGTTTTTACTATACACATCTAGTGCTTCTTCTAGTAAGTCTGCCCTATTGATAGTTGGTATACCAATTACACATTTTACATCTGACATATAGCAAATTTAACATATATTTGTGACATGGTACTTGCAGATTCAGAAATATTATTAGAGTTAGAAAGAGGTATGGTTGTTATTGAACCATTTGATCAGAAATATCTTAATCCAAACTCTGTGGATTTAACTTTAAATCCTAAGTGTAAAATTTATGTTGCTGATGTTTTAGATTGTAAAAAGCCAAACCCTGCAGAAGAATTTGAGATTCCTGAAGAAGGTTTTGTTTTACAACCAGGTGAGCTGTATCTATACTCTTGTAATGAAACAGTGGGATGCAGAGGTGATGTTTGTGCAACAGTATTAGGTAAGTCTAGCTTAGGAAGACTAGGTTTAGATATCCATATCTGTGCAGGATTTATTGATTCAGGTTTTGTAGGATCTCTTGTACTTGAAATGAGAGTTGTAAAGCCATTAAGAATCTATCCTAATATGAAGATCTGTCAAATTAAATTTGAAAGAGTGGCCGGTAAAATTCTTGCTAGTTATGACAAAAAACCAGAAAGCAAATACCACGGACAATCAGGAGTCCAAGAATCCCTCATGCACAAAAATTTCTGATTATTGTGTATTTTGTAATAGTAAGGTAGAATATATTTTTGTACATGGGCACTATCAATGTCCAGTATGTAAACAAAATGCTATACCTTGCTGTAACGGAGAACAAGCATGACATCAAATTCACATGAAGATGAGGTTTTCAAAGCTAAGAGAAAACCCAAAGGACCAATAACATTTAATATCACCTTAAATGAAGAACAGAAAAAAGCTAAGGCTTTAATCTTAGATAATCCTATAACTGTTCTTAGAGGAATGGCCGGCTCAGGAAAAACTCTTGTAGCTTGTCAAGTTGGGTTAAATCTTCTGTTTACAAAAGAAACAGATAAAATTATTATAACCCGACCTACAGTTTCTAAAGAAGATATAGGATTTCTTCCAGGTGATATAAAAGAAAAAATGGACCCCTGGTTAGCTCCTATATATCATAACCTATATGCTCTTTACAACAAAGAAAAAATTGATAAGGAGATACAAGAAGGTAATATTGAGATTGTACCATTTGCTTTTGTAAGAGGTAGAACTTTTGTTAATAGTTTTGTTATTGTAGATGAAGCACAGAATGTAACTCATACACAAATGGAAGCTATTCTAGGAAGACTTGGTAGAGATAGTAAAATGGTTGTTTGTGGAGACATGGCCCAAATAGATCTTAAAGATAAGAAGACTACAGGTTTTAGTTTTCTATCAAGAGTGGAGGAACATGTGAAAGGTTTTAAAGTGTTTACTCTATTACAAAATCATAGACATGAAATTGTAGCTCCTATATTGGAAGTCTACAGAACCTTTAGGGATTAAGATCATTATAAAAATAATACGGACTGTTACCGTATGATCTATCTATATCTTCTGAAGTAAAGTCTTCAGCATTAACTTTTAATCTAGGAATATTATCCTTATCATATGGGATTATAAAATCCGGGTTGTGCCATCTAAGTAAGTTATTAGGTTGAGCACAAAAATTTCCATCTTCTAGTTGTATGAATTGATAGCACTTGCTATCATTAAGTGTAGCATACCCTACATTTATTGAATTGGGATCACCATCATAGTCATCAATGGTAAATAAATATTTACCTGATCTCCATTTGCCATCTCTACAATGAATATCTACTCTCTTGTATTGTAAGAAACTAAATGTAGTTACGGAGATATAGTTGCTCTGGCAATCCCAGGTCTGTAATAAACTTAATCTAGTCTGTTCATTATCAGAGAGTGGGTCAAAATTTTCTTTGTGTACAAAAGCACTAAGAGGCTGCATAAAAAATACAGCCCCAAAATTGCTCTGAAAGTGAAATAACAATGGTTTATTTATAATACATTTTACACCAAACAAATATCCTTCAGTAAGACCATCATCAAGTCCTATATAAGAATTCCTTATATAACACTTTATGTATGGGATATTTGCATTTAGTGCACTCATTTTAAACTAGGCAGGACTTACATGACTTAGCTTTCCATCATACATCAAAGCCTATTACCAGTGGGTTAGTGGTTACCTAGTATTACCAAATAATGGCAATATCTTGTTCGCCTATCATCATCTTTATGCCTTCTTCTTGCATATCAATTATCTCAGCGTTTTGTAAAACATATGTTGGAAGATAAACTTTATCACCAACTTTAACTTCTACTACATCAGAACCAATTGCATAGACTTCTAGCTCTTTCCAGCTTTTCATCCAATCTTTTTCTAATTCTGCTTCTGCTTCTGGAGTAAGTTCTATACCCGTGTTTTTTTTCTCAGGTTTGTTTATAAGAATTCTTTTACCCCGTAATTTGAATGTTGTCATAATTATCTAATACATCTTTTATTTTGTTCTTCAAATCTAATTCATTTTTATATGACTTAGGTACTTTTTCCCAGTTTTTCATCTTTTTTAAAGCATTGATAACTGTTGCGTGATCTCTTCCTCCAAAGTGTTCCCCTATTTTATTAAGAGGATAACCTTTTTGTTTAAGGCAATAGAATCCAATATGTCTAGCTATTACCAACTCTCTTTTTCTAAGAACTGAACATAACTGCTGTTTTGTAAAACCTGTAACTAATAAAATAGAATTAAATAGTTTATCTATATAATCTTCTTCTAGTAGAGGTTTAGATAGTATAGTAACTTTTTTATTTAAGCTAACTATAGTATCAGCATAATCTTTCTTTATCTCTTCAATTCTACCTATATAGTAGCTTTCTACATCCTGTAATTTTTTTATAAGCCTCTTATTTTGTTCTTTAAGAGAGCGAATCTCACTTAGTAATCTGGTCTCGTACTGTGTTACTGCACTTCCCATATCACTTATTTAATTCAAGTAAACGCTTGATTTTAGTCTCAGCTTCTTTTCTATCCAGTGGTCCAAAATCTCCCCATTGTATGGAAGTTTTTTCAACAACACCATTTACTTCTTCAATAAAAGCAGTGAAGGGATGAGCCTTTAATTCAAGCTCATCCTCCCACTGTAATTTTTCAGTATAAACACCACCTATTTCTATAGATGATTTTATCTTTTTGTCATTCTTATTAAATGATATCATAATTCTAGTTTTGTTTGTTGATAGGTTACTCTTTCAGGTGATATATTTACAATCTCTTTAATTGCATTACTAATATAGTAATCATAATTAATATTATTCCAATCTACATCATGAACTTTATTAAACAAAGTTTGCATCCATCTACCTGCTTCTACTTGTTCAAGTCTACCATCCTTATATTTCTTTATAATCTTACAACCTTTCTTACTTATATAGTATCTAACTATTTTGTTTAGTTTAGTCTCTACAAGCTGTTGGTTTATCATACACATAGATACAAAGTTGGCCGTGCTCTTTGCTTTTACACCACCACAAAAGTCCATTATATTTTTGGATTCTTTTATAGTTTTTTCTACCGGTATTCTATTAACAAAGTAATGATATAAAGCCTTTCTTATAATTAAGAAAGATTTGTTTTTATGTAAGGCTAGTTTATGAAACTCAAATCTACCCTTACACTTTACAGGTTTAAAAGATAAATCTTCCATGTATACATAGTAGGGCTCATCTTTTTTAAGTTCTTCATATGCTTGTTGATCTTTGGCTTTTCTTTCTTTAAACACTGCTATATAGTTGTTTACATCACCAATAATCATTTTTTCATATTCATCAAACTCCAATTCAAGCTGAGTTATTTTCTCCCACTGCTTACAGATCTCTATATATTTATCATATGTTTCATTAGGTATTAGAAACTCTAGACCATCTGTATTCTGCATAATAGGAATGCTACCTGGAATACCTTCTGCAATCATTTCATATAGCATCATCAAACTTAACTGACCATTGATAGTAATTCTCATGGTAAGTTCCGGGTCATATAGAAAACTATTTGCATCATTGCTAAGACCATAAGTACTATTTAATATAATCTTATATACATAGTTCTTGGGATCTTTCTTAGGTATCTTCTTTCTTTCTGTAAAGAACCATTCATACTGTTCACAGAAATCTTCTTTTGGTAAATGTGCAGGAGACCATTTATTTTTGATAGCCAGGTTAGGGTAATAACTTACTACATCTGCAGTAACTATCCTCATTCCTTTCTCGGCCTCAATAATACCTTGTCTTGCACCATGTAAACCACCCAAACCAAAGTCTGTTTCCATTCCTTTATAGTCTACACTATAACTGAATGCACCCTTTGTATTGTTGGCATCTATTTCTAAATCATTAAACTTTGCCAGTAAATCTTTTAATGCTGGTGTCTCAAACTTAACATAAGGTAGAATAATATTCTTAACCTTAATCTTGTCTCTCTTAGTTCTTAATTGGCTGATTTCATATGCACTCATCCCAATCTTTTTTGCTAAGAAGTACTTAAAGAGTTCTTTAGATATTCTTGGTTCAGATGCGCTATATAGATCTATACCATATTCACTACTAAGACCAACCCGGAGTATAATCTGTTCTTTACTTGCCTCCATTATCTTCTTAGTAAACTTTACATCATTCTTACAATAACTGATAACCATCTCTTGTTTCTCATCAGTATCAATTATATCCGTGTGATGTATAGGCATTTCTTCCACATTATACCAATCCATAGTATATTCCAACCATTTAAGGCTAGAACTTTTTGCTGGATTGTCCCAGTGGTTAAGTTTAAATAAATCTATTTGTCTAATAAGAATATCTTTAGGTCTGTATAGCGCAAAGCTGTTACTCTGTTTTCTATTAATAACATCTTGTGCTGTTATATAAACCTTCTTTGTAAACTCTTTGTAATTAAGAGACTTAAGACTATCTCTTTTATCTATTAAGTATTGAATAATTTGAGCATCAAAATCAAGACCATTAAAACTAATATGCCATTCATTCTTTTTTACAGTCTCTTCTAAGAACTCTATGAGTTTATCAAAATCATTTTGTTTAAAAGATACAGTAAAAACTTCAACATTATCAGTTTTATAATGTTCAAATACTGCACAGAAAAAATCGGACATTACTTCTATGTCCATTACCCAATTGTTTTGCATATTTTTTAGATAAAAAAGGGGGAGTTTCCTCCCCCATTTTACATATGTTGGTTTTTATCCTTTAAAGAGCTGCATCTAATATAGACAAATCAAACTTGTCACTATTAATACTAAACATATTAATAATGGATTTAATCTCATCTACAGTTGTGATATAATACTCTTGGTAAGAATCAACTAATCTTCTCTCTTCCTTGTATGTTTTCTCTGGGTTCTTTCTATTTTTAGCAGGAGTTACATCACCATTTGCATCCAATACAGGTAGCATGTGATAAGCCTGCTTTCTTAATTTAGATATAATAACCATCATTTTTACTTCAGGGTCATATATCATTTCTACATAGGGGCAACTCTCGTTAATTGGAATAAGTCTGAAGCTATTTCTACCATTCCATACGGAGTTAATACATATCATAGATTTTTCTAATCTTTCACTCATCTTACAAATCAAATAATCAAATCTTTCATTTCCAAACTTTCTATTGGAATTTTTAATGTTTCTTTATCAATGTCCAAAGGTGCACATAACTCACCTACTTGCTTTAACAGATCTACTTCTACACCTAGTAATTCAGCATAGATATTAAAATAATCATCTGGATACAAATAACTCATCACATATTCATGTGTGCTAGAACTAGTACCATAATAACTTTTAATTTCTTTCTTTGTTGTTTCACTAAGTTGTGAGTATTTACCTGCTACAACTCTATCAAAATCTAGAGGCTTATCATCAAATGTAAAGATATAAATACCTTTACCATCATCTGTTTGTCTGAAGTCACAAAACATCTTATTACCAAGAAGCTTTACACGCTCAAAAGTTTTAAATTGTTCTGAATCTTCCATGTTATAAACACAGATAAGCTTTCTATCTTTTGGAGTTACTATCTCTTCCCATGCTACATATGTCTGCACCGGTTTTACAAGTGTACCCCTTCTTATGTCTAGACTAGGATACAAGAATATCCTAGATTTCTGTATGTAATCCTTATGTAGTTTCTTCATAGAATCATCCGCTTTTTAACAAACTGATATGGTAAATCAAACTTTCTATTAGTATAGTACCATTCAAACTTTTCTAACTCTTCATTAACTTTCATTGCCCATGTTGCTAAGGTCAGCGGTGATACAGAAAACACATACATCTGTTTATATTTATCTACAACTATAAACTCACAATCATAACCATACTCATATCCAAAAGCCTGTCTAACTAATATACAATAGATAGCCATTTGGGCCCAATAGTTATAGTATTCTATAGTCTCTGGAAACTCTGTAATAGTTTTACCGGTGGTCTTAATATCACGTATGCAATACAACTTCTTATCATGATCAATAACAAGTCTGTCTATAATACCTTTTAAACCAAACGGTGTGTCTTTTACATCAATCATTAATGGGTGCTCAGAAAAGATTTCTACATTATCAAACTCTGACTTATCCATAAATAAACTTTCAGTAATACTTGGATTCTTTTTCATTAACTCCACAGTTTTATTAGCAGAATCATACATAGATTGCTCTATTACAATTTTACCTTTTGCAGAGATTAATCCTTTAAGATATTCATTAGTATCATCAGTTATAATTTTCTCCAATCTTTGCTTATCTGTTTTAAGAGATTGGTGTAGGTTATACCTGATTAGTTTATTTAGGATATCATCCTGATAGTTCTCTAATAAATCAATATCCGGATACTCTCTAAACAATTCATCTATTATCTTTTTAGTGTTTTCAGATGGAAACTTTCCACTGCTAATACTAAACTTATTACTAAACTCATTTGGTTCTAGTAGAAGGCAGTGAATAACACTACCCTCTACTAAATGACTGTCCAACCTATCTTCTTTTTGTCCAAGCACATAATAGTTATAATATGCCATAGGACTAAACATAGCTTTACTAAGAGCTGAGTAACTAAGATATAACTTGTTACTATAATACTGATCTATTAATTCTTGTTCTGTCATACTAATTTTTCCTTTAACTCATCTTTCAAACTTATAGCTGTAATAGTGAACATATCGTTTTCACCATGGTTTTTAATAAAGTTTAAAATTTCATTCTTAAATAATCCTAAGATTTCTTTAGTCATTGTTCCTCTATTAAAACATGGTCTAATTACATGCATTATGTTATTACGATAAAAATAACTGATATCTATATGCCATTCTTTCTTACAATAGTTTCTTAGATTCTTATAACTAACATGCTTGCTAGATGAGATATCACTAAAACTATGTCTAGATGCTAGTAAAAGAATATAGAACATAGACTCTTCAAAGTTATAATTACATAGTAACTCCAAAGCTACATCAGCATTTTGATAATTACTAAACATTTGATCTAATCTTGTATAAGCTTCATGATCAATAGTTTTACTACCATTACATTGTTTGATAAGAGTTTTCTCATCAATAAACTGAATAGCTGTATTCTTAATGTTTTGAACAAGATTGTTATAAACATCAGATTTTAGAATTCTCAATTTATTGGCATATTGCTGTACTTCTAAGGTATCATCAGGCATACTATAGAGTTCAACAAATTTATTAAATAAGTCTCTTACTCTATAAGGAAGTAGAACTCTAGTGCAATTAATTTCTACAATCTTAGCTTTAACATTATCTACAAAAGTTTTTATTTCAGGTACGTTTGAATAATTAGGATCATTTTCTATTGCATCTAAAAGTTTAATTAAACCATCAGTGCTTATAGTCTCATGATAATAAGTAACACTTTGTGATATTTCATTAATAAAAGCTTCTATATTAATTATAATCTTGGTTGCTTTATCCATATTTCTTACAATATCAAATTCCAAGTTTTTACCAAGTTCTCTAACTTTAAATCTTGGAATAGTTACACCGGGAAGGAAGTAGATTTTATCTCCCTTCCCTAGTACATTGTTTGAAATATTTAGATTATCCAAGTCTCCATCTTCAAATATTACTTGTGAAGAAATATCAATAGATTCATAAATAAACTGTAATGCCTGATATTCAAGAGTTTTAAAAGTATAGGTATTAGTTATAGTATTTAACGCATAATGTTGCGTGGTGGTTAATTCTAAAACATTTTCCATAATTATTTTACTGTGTATTCTACAACTTTATCGTTTAACAATAGTTTCTGAAACTTTTGCTTGTTACCATTAATAAGATTTCTTACAATCATATATTTCAAGTCAACAGCAAATAGATCATCAACAATTAACTTCTCAATTCTCTTGATATGTATATCTTTAACAGGATTGGTTTTGAAATAATTGAGAGCATAGTTTACAATCCTAGTACTAAAGATACTAGCAATGTCTGCTCTGTAAGCATCACCCTTACCAATATTTGAATTCAACTGACCTATTACATATTGTTCACTCTCGTTAAACAATACATCATGTGGTGAAATCAACTTATCAAGTTTGTTATTGATAAACATAGTAAACAAGTGACTCATTTCTGGGCCAACACTACCCTCACCAAGCATTTGAATCATAGCAAGGTTTTCTTCAAAGCTTTCAAAGCTTGAAATACTATTAAAGAAAGTAGTAATTGCACGCGGGTTAGTTTTCTCTGTTACAATCTCAGGATGCTTAATAATAAAATTAATACATCTACCATCTATACCAGCTTCTTCTGCCCACTCAGCCCAGCAGTTTACATCAAACTTCAATTCACAAGATACAAATCTGGTTGTTTGTGCTGTATCCATAGATTGTACATTATACTCACCGTTATCAGGGTTAGTGGTTAGTATAATAGTCCAGTCTTTTGGTAACTGCCAAGAGATATACTTTTGAGTATTGATTAAATCCATACATGCTTGGATCATACGTTGATCTGCACGAGTGTAGTCATCTAGTAACAAGATACCAGACTCACCTTTATCAGCAATCCACTCTGGTGGGCAATATGTAGTCCTTCTTTTACCTGTAAGCTTAAAGCCGGCTTTTACACCCAACTCAGCTTCTATCTCAGTAACCCATTTCTTTTGTGTAATAGCACCATTCTCTATCTTAGCCAATTCCAATTCTTTCATTGGAAAACCAATCAAGTCTGATAACTCTTCTATCATTGCAAGATTCAACTTTACAAAGTGCATACCTTCTTCCTTTGCAAGTTGCTCTACCATTGTGGTCTTACCAAGACCTGCATTACCCATAATATTCAAAGCAGTGGGAACTTTACCAGTGTTCTGAATAAATCTATTATTGTTAATAAAATGCTTAACAAAACCTTTTAACTCTTTAGTGTTTAATTTTACTTGTGCCATGTTTTTAATTTTTAATTTAGTTGGATTTGTGGACCGGGCAATTGTTCATTAGGTGTACCATTTGTGGAAATAACCCACAACATTTTGCCTCTTGGTTTAATACTTGCAGTACATTCACCGTCTGTTAAATAAACTAAGGATGTGTAGATGTGAGTATTATCATTATAATACTCTAGTATGGGGTCAAATTCTGTACCCCCTCTACCATAAATTGTTATATCCTTTCTAGGATTGTATTTAGAGATGTCTCGGATTTTTGTATCACACTGTGCTACAGTTAATTCCGTTCCTGCTCTATGCAGGTGATATATTTCATTAAGAAATTCTTTAACTTCAGTATCACTAACTGAACCTGAAGTATCTATTGCAACCAAGATATGTTTCTTGGGTTTAAATTTCATTGCCGGGAAATCCGGAAATCTCTTGTTAAGTTTCTTTCTAGATGTTCTTGTCTCTACCTGATAACTGTTACCTATAAAGTTCCTAATATATTTACGCCAATCAAACTTTGGAGGCTCCGGATTTGTAATCCTATGATATATATTAGAAATCTCTCCAGGTAAATACCCTCTTGCTTTAATTACTTCTTCTGCAGCTTCACGTATTTGATATTCTGCCTGTGCTGTCATTAATCTTTTTTCAGCTTCAGACATATTATCAAATTCTTTCCATGTTTCATGCATGTCTTCATCACCTAGTGCATCAAGTAAATCTTGTAAACTACCATCACCATTACCATTATTATTTTCTTGATCTTTAAGAAGTTCATTGTAATAATAATCAGTGCCGGCTTTAAGCTTTAGATTTAGCTCAGGAAATGTACTAGGAAGAATTGCACCTTCTGGAAGTAAGTGTTCAGGAATATATTGATTTAACTCACAATCTGCAGCTATGTTGAATAGTCTAAAATCAGCGTAGCTACTTCTTAAGTTAATGTGATCAAAAACTATATGCAGTATCTCATGCCATAGCAAACCTTTCTTGTGATCATTACTCAATTCATTCCAGAAATCAGGGTTAATTACAAGCTTGTAATTAATATTTTGTCTACTGACACCCGCTGTAGGTACAGCTTTACCAAATTCCTTATTCAAACCAATAAGGAAAAGACCATAAAATGGTTGTTCTAGCATCAACTCTTTAGAGATGATTGCTAGCTCTTCATGCTTGTTCATAAAATTAAATTAATTTATCTAGTTCTTCTAGATATTTGAATGCCTCTTCTTCTTCTGCATCTATAAATGCATCATCAACCTTTCTTTTAAAGGCCTGATCTATTGTTTTTATAAAGAAAGAATTTTTAGATTTAGCATCATTACATGCTTTTCTAAGATCATTGTTTAAGTACTCTCTAATAAAAGCATACTGAATGTTGAGAGCCCTTGCTAAGATATATGCTTTTCTAACTTCTCTTAATTTATCATTATCCATTAAGTCTAATAGCTATAGGATCTGCCCAACCATTTGAATCTTCCACACCTTTCACATAGGCATCTGCTTCAGCTTTAGTATCAAACTCAATAACACCATAGTCATAATCTTTTTCAAGCTCTGTATTGGTGTCAGAAAGCAAAGCATCCCAGCCATTTATATCTACATAAACAGCAGCTTTTTGAGAGAATGCATAAGCAACTCTATACGTTTTCTTTTTTTCCATTACTTTAATATTTTTATTTCAACTTTCGGGTCTTCTTTACTGTATTCGTAAACAGCAAAAACAGGAATAAGCTCATCAGCATTGTCATCATCTATCCATCCAAATTTAACCATGGCATCTTGTACAGCCTGGGCAATGTTTATATAATCAAATTTATGTTTACTTTTTCTATAGAATTTAAACTCTATTCTCAGTGGTTTTGGTAAACCGGCTATGTCTTTTCTAAACTTTTTAGCTTGATCTTTAAATTCTTGCTCAGTAGCAGCTTTCCATTTTCTTGTAGCTGCGCTTGCTATACTATATCTTCCGGTCCATACTCTACTATTCTTTGAACTAGGAGTGTTACCATGTATTGTATATATCATAAAAGATGATTTATTATATTTTGTATCTTCTTTGTACCATGTGCTTTAACAGCATCCGCTACATCTTTTTCCACTTGCAAATATAATGGTTTTAGATTTGGATACATATTACAATATTTCTCTGTTGAGATTCTACCTGCATCATCATTGTCAAAAATTATATACATTTCTTTATGATTAAGCTGAGAAATAAATTCTTTCTTAATCATACTATTCTCTGAATCAGGTGCAATGAAATCAAAATCTGGAAACATAGTTCTTAAGCATAATCCATCTTTCATAGATGATGCAATAAACAACTTGTCTTTACCCTGTAGTTGATCACTACCCTGTACATAATCTTTGATCTTTAAAAACTTTTTCTTTGAATTAGTGGGTTGATATATCTTGCAGAGCTCATCTTCTTTATTAAAATAACCATAAAGAATACTAGAACTTACATTTATAGATTTATACAGACCATCCTCTTCTTTAAACATTACATACTCCTGTATTGGTTTTACATTATAGAAGTCCAATAATTTACTACCAATATTATATTGGCCCCAATATTTGGCATCATTTGTATTCCAATTACGGAGTGTGCAAGTATCTACTTTATATCTTGGTGACTGTTTAAATGTTTGTATAGTATAAGCATCACCTGGTTTGTAGAGAGAATAATCTTTAACTATTCTATCAATAGCTGAGAATCTATCAGGCAAACCAAATAACTGCTGTACTAAATCAACATGATCACCGCCTCTGTTAGTTGAGAAGTCTTTGTATTTATAAACCCCCTTCTCTTTGTTTATATAAATAAACATACTTGGAGTTTTATCATTGCTGTTAAACAAAGATTTCATTCTAACATCTTGACCACTAAGCTTTTCTGTTAACTTACAATAATGTTCAAACACCCAGGTTATTGGAACATTAGTAATATCAAATAAACCTTTAGTGCTAATCATACATACAATAATAAGAAAGGGGGAATAAACTTCCCCCTTTTCTCAAATAAACTTTAAAAGTTAAAACTCAAACTCTGTAGATTGAGGTGCAGGTGTACTATCCATAAAAGGATTATTATCATCATTACCACCAAACTGTGTTACAGTTTTAGCTTCAGTCTTTTTGATATGCTCTGCAGGATTAAACTTCATTAACTTACTAGCTTCAATACTAGCATTTTCAATAGCATAACTATTCATGGAAGACTTAGGAAGAAATAAGTCATACTTAGTATAACCATCTTTCTCATATTCTTTACCGGCTGCGCACATTCTAATCTGTGTATTATTACCAGTGATAGCTTTGTTAGCACCATTTACAAATTCCTCAATGGTTTCATACTTACCATCTGCCTCTTCAAACCATTTCATGTTATCTGTAGCAATACAGATTTGTTGAATAGCTCTAAGAATACTTATATCTCTGCTAATCTTTACACCTGTCTTAGTTACACCGTCAGAGAAAGGATAGTAACCAAACTTTACTCTACCAATCTGTCCTTTGTATCTACCAAGTTCAGGTCTATCTTTATCTTTAAAGAAACCTTCAAATTCAGAACCCATATCTGGGCCTTCTACATTAAGAACAAGATGGTATGCACCTTCTTTATAAGATACTTTCTCAAGTCCAAGATTGTAAATAGTTACTGTGTGTTCACCGGGGTTTAAGGTTTTAGCCGTGCTGCCACCTTTAGATTGAATGTCTTTTGTGCTAATCATAATTTTAATTTTCGTAGTTAATAATTGCTTGTTTTACTAAGTTTAAGTCATTAGCAATTTCAAATGACTCAAACATTCCTGCTGGAGATTTACATGTATTCTCACCATTGTTCTGGGTCTCAAATACATATCTCATAGCTCCATCTTTGTCTTTCTTTACTTTACCAAAAAGTACTATTGAAAATAAACCTTCAAGAGTTAAAGAGTTATCTACAAGTTTACCAACAGTTTTGGCTTTAAACTTTCTTCTACCTTCTAAATCTTGAGATTCTTCTGCATGTGTTAGAAAGAATATGGTAAGATCATCACGCATGTAAATAGGCATCCTTGCAATGTGGGCCATATTCTTACCAATGCTTGTGAATTTCTCATAACCTTTCTCATCAGCTCTATCAAAATATTCAAAAGCTGACATGTACTGAAAATCATCTATGATGATATTTTTAATTTCTGGGCGCTTTTCATTAACATATTTAAGACAAGCTTCTATATCTTTTACAGATGGTCTAGTGTACATTCTACCTTCCTGGTTTTCTTTAGACCAAATAGGATACATTTTTTTCCATCCTTTAAAAGGAAGAGGTTTGTTTGCAACATTAATGATAAATGTTTCTTCGGGTGTAAGGTTTGCAATAGCAGTGCTTTTACCTGCACCTGACTCTGCAATTACTAATACTGACTGTGCCACTTTATTATATTTTATTTTTGTTTTATTAAATCATTCAACCATTGTTTCTGACTAACCGGTTTCTTAAGCATAATTGCTGCAAGATCTCTAATAGTTAGCATATTAAATGGTGCATCATCAACAAGTTCAAACTCCATAGAAATTTTCTTGGGCTCCTCTTGTTTCTGCTCTACTTTGTTTATAATTCTCAACTCAGCAACAGGTATCATATATCTTTCCTGTATAGTATCTGTAGCAGGAATTGTATCATACTCTGTTCTCCAGTGAGGATTAAATCTCCACTTGTATAATGTTCTCTTTGGATCTTCAGAGTTATATTCATTACTGATAAATTCAATGAATATATCCTTTGGAGTCTCAAAATGTTCAGCCTTTTCTATTTCACTGGCAAAAAATGTAACATGTTTTTCATCTTTACCTGCGGGTTTGTAGGCCATCTTTGGAATGAAGATAGGTTCAACAAGTCCAGGTTGTTGCATGAGTGTCGGAATATGATACTCAAACAATTCCTGAATCTTCTTTTTCTTCTCTTCTGAAGTAAGTTTTGGTTTAGAAATAATTGTGTTAATCATGTAGTTTTAATTCTTCTTTCTTGTGTGGGTGGTGTGTCCATCTCAGAGATAGACATTTTTTCAAATTCTGCTTTAAAGAATGACATCCTGTTATCACCATTTCTGGCTTTAAGAAAATGCATAACCAAAGTTTTATCATCTTCAATTATGTATCTATCAGGACCATAGTATCTAATTTTTTGTTTAGCAGGTCTATTAAGGCCAACAACCAAGTCTGCATGTTGTAGTAATGCATCACCACCAAAGATATCAGAGTCAAGTATATAGTTACCATACTTACCATCTTCATTTCTTTCAGGTGATTCTACATTTCTATTAAGCTGACTAAGTATAATCATCATAATAGGGTACTTCCTTTTGATTTCTGTTAACATCTCACCAAACTCATATAACATTTCATATTTGTCTCTATGATATGGTGATTTCTTAACTAGAATACTATGATCCACGGTTATTATAGTAGGCATTTGATATTCATTAATATACTGATCTACTATATCTCGCATCTCATTAACTGTACAGGGTTGCTCTACAGTATCAATAGGAAGGTGTACTTTCTGTTTAGCTAGTTCATAACAAAACTGCAGTTCTTCAGGTGTAATAACATTATTTGCTGCACTACAGAGATGCTTATAACTCTTTCCTAATGCTGCACTAAAGTCACGCAAGCAAGAGGTCTGCATTATCATCTCAAAACTAAACTCTAATACTCTAAACTGTGAACCCGGATTTAATGCAAATGCATCCCGTATAATCTGATCTTTAATCAGAGTCTTACCCGCACCTGGTCTCCCGCCTATTACTGATAGAGTATTCCACTCTAATCCATTTGTTGTGGCATCATTAAATTTAGGCCAGGGGGTTTGCACTGATTTAATAGAACCATTAGCTCTACCTTTCATGTATTCTAATGCCTTCTTAAAACCATCTTTACGGGGTATCCATAGGTTGTTCATACTACTTTTTCTTTAAAATGAGAGTCTTCATCAGGTTCAATACCATCTTTAATCATAGCGCAATAATCTGCTAATTGTGAAAGTTTAGATTTATCTGCCTGTGTTTTGCATATGAAGTATTGAGAAGTCTGCATATACAGATAGTTTTTCTTCTCATATTCATCAACATAATGTGCAGTTGCTTCTAACACTGTTTCCCAATCATAATCAAAATTTTTAAAGAACCATTTGAAGTTGTTCTCTATGTTTTTTTTGTCTGATCTTGCTAGTTTACCTGATGGTAATTTTTTGCGGGGGAACAAATCTAAGTAATTTTTTATGTTCTCAGCATAGTTTTCTGTAAGAATTTTTTTAGATGCATCAGCTTTTTCTTTACTGAAAAATTCTTCAAGTTCTTTATAAACCTGAGCACCAAGTTCAGTGAAAGTTTTATCACTGTTTACAAATTCTGCATCTGTGAGACCTTTAAATTCTAGATATTGATTAATCCCTACTGCTTGTACTTTATTCTTAAGACAATGCAGCATGTACAATTGGTTGGGAGTTATCCCTTTTCTTATAAGCGTATTGAACAGCTCTTCCATTTTCTATTTTCTCCTTTACTTTTTCTATGAATGTACTATAAGCAATCACATGCTCTTTTGACTCTACATCCAATAAGTCATTAATTTTGTTTACAGAGTGTATAACTGTACTGTGGTCAATCTTTAAATAGTTTCCTATGTAGCTGAATGTGTACCCCATTTCTTTTGCTACTTTACAAAATATGTGTTTATATATCATTACCTCCTTTTTTCTAGTTTTATCTAATATTGATTTTTTAACCTGAACTAGTTCATCGGCTATCTCCTTTAAATCATTTAAAGACAAGATCTCCATGGTCATTTCTTCATTGTAGCAAGCAAAAACTATAATAGGTAGGCCTATTTCTTTTTGGTATGTCTTCTTAAAATTTTCAACTAATTCTCTAGCTTTTTTTAAATTCCTTGTTGTTTTCATTGCTGGTTTGTATATTTATAGTGAGTACGAATTTAATCATAATTAACAAGATTTCAACACTTTATATTAAAACAAATGGCAAATACAGTTATAGATCAAGTAAAAATTTGGATTACACCCTCAGTAATTACTATACTTGGGACTATGATATGGTCAGATATGCAAGAAATGAAATCTGACATAAAATCTCTACTAAAAGAGTCAAGCTCACAAGAAGCTAAAATCAAGTCCTTAGAGGAAGACATGAACTTAATCAAGTCTACATATTTTAAAAGACAAACATCTGTTCCTGTTCCTCATAAAGAAGATATTCCTCCTACATATATGATTCCATTTGCCAAGCATGAGGAAACATTTGATATTGCAAAATATCTTCCCATAAAACCAACTACAGAAATTTAATATGAAAGTCCGATTATCATTATTGATTTTAATTACTCTGGTAGCATGTAACCCAGTACAACGTGCATTTAAACAAAAGTATATTGAACAGACCAAACAAGAGTTCTTCAAGAGAAAACTTTGTGTGGCTGATACTGTTGTTGATACCATTGTTCGTATTGATACTGTTAAATCTGTTGATACTTTTTATTCAGTAAAGTTTATTAGTCTCAAACTTAAAGATATTGTATTTGATACAACCATTGGAGATGTAAAACTTAAAATAAATAAAGGCGCAATAAGCATTTCTTGTCCTGAAAAGATTAAGACTCTCTATAAAACTAAAACAATTGTTAAGCAAATTAGAGATAAGTCTTATGAATCTGTTCTTGAAAAGGACATGCAATCTAAAGATAGCACAATCAAAGCTCAGGAACTTACAATTAAATCTTTGGAAGTTGATAAGCGCTCTTTAAAGCTTACCAACTTTACATTAATTATTGCCATCCTGGCTTATGCTGCTTTCAGAATTAAGAAGGCATTCTTCTGATTCACATCTTCTAGCAACCACTGATTCTGAGCAGGTAATTCCATACCTCATCTTTAGATATCTACAAATAACTTTGGGATTTCTATCCCCTTGTTTCTTACGGATGTAATAGCAAACCACATCAGTTAAAATGTCTCTTACCATTGTATGATTTCTTTATTCTTACTTGCAATATATGCATTTGCTTTATTAAATACATCATTGCAATCCCAGTTTGTTTTGTTATAACTTGCAGCCGCAGGGTGTTGAGCTTTTAAGATTAGATTTTTGCTGTCATCTATAAGCTCTTCAAGTTGCTGTGCTACTTTACCAAGTAATATATAAACAATATCTTGGTTGTTATAGTTTAAAGTATCTATAAGGTAAACTAAGAATGATTTCCATATATGATAATGTGTACCGGGTTTGTTCAACTCTGTAGTGAAAGCACTGTTAAGTAGTAGTACACCTTGATCTGCCCAAATTCTTAAATCAGGG